GATGCATCATAGAAAGTAACATTAAAATCACTATCAGAAACTAGGCTACCGTATGCCTTAATTAAAATAAGTTTACCTGCAGCATAACCAGAACCATCGGTAATTAGTTTAGAGCCGATGGTAAAATTAGAATCTGCCGGTGCTACAAGTTTAGTAAAATCAGTACCATTAATGAATACTTTTAATTCCGTAAAAGGGGGAGCACCGGATACGGCAAAGTCGTATACACCAGTCACACCTCCATATGAAAAATTACTTAAAGCGCTCATTTTTTACCTTTATTTTACTATTTTGCTATTCAATAACAAAGATTTTGTAGCTGCAATTTTAATCTCGGCCAAGTCTTGCATATCTTTAGAGTTTGAATATGGATCAAACTGACTAGCATTAGATACAGCATATCCGCTTGTATATCCGTTTCTAACAGCAAAGTCTCTAGATGAATTTACACTATACTTAGAATAAACAGGATTGTCATCTAATGTATTGGATATAAATGTATTTAATGTGGAAACATTTGAAGTAATTTTAGTATTGGCAAATTGTTTCTCGTGTACCACCACCTGATAATGCTTCAATAAATTACCTTTTGAATCATTTATAGCTGCGGGTGTGTTTACCTGATCTACTGTTCTTCTATTTACAAAAGATGCACGTCTGTTTACTAAATCATTGGATTGTAAAGCAACTGTATCTGTTGAATCTAAACCTAATGATCGTATGTGATCTGCGTAAATGATATCGTCTAAATCATTGGTTACATTTACCCACGCCGCCGCAGACGTGCCATATTTAACTTGAAGATTTGCAGCAACTTCGGCAAATAAATTTACTATACCATTTGCCATTCCGTTGATAGCATAGTTGTCAAGTTGTGGAGGAACATTTACGCTAGGCGCAATATTTGCAAATAATGAATAATCTTCTGAATCATCTGTTACGTTGTACATTTATTTTCCTAACACTATTAGAATGTTATGCTACCTTGAGTTGCAATTGCTACTCCAACTGCCACAAGAACACCTAAGAATCCCCATTTACTTTTCTTTCTAGGTGGAGTCCAATATTCTAACAAATATCTACCTGCCCACGGGAATGTTGGTGGGTTGAATGTTGGGGCGCCGATACCCATAGATGCACCGCCTGGGTTTACTGATGTTGTTGCAGTAACATCATACTGCGCAATCATTTTTTCTTCAGTATAATTCAATGTGATTAAATCGTCATAGTAAGAAACATCTGGGTCACCGTTAAAGAATAACTTATGCGCTACTGCTGAGAACGCAGGTCTTGCTATTTGACTATCGGTATCAAGCGCCACTGTAAAATATGGGCTCTTAACTAAACCAGCGTCATAACTACCAAAATCCTCAACAAAGATATGTGTTGTATACAGAATATTTCCAGATATCTGTGTTACATCGCCACCGCTTCTGTCAAACACCTTATTGTTTAACGCAATAATATCAATGCCTTGACGCTTTACTTTCTTTTCTACATTTTCTAATCGTTTATCAATACTTTCAATATCTTTCATAGTATATCTAGGAGCATTAGAATAAACAACCTTTACATCTGATGCGCTAGCTGTATATGCGGGAGAAAGTAATGTTGCAACCAACATTGTATTTCTACCAGATTCATCGTTAGGTGGTACTGGGTTTACTGCAGGAGTACCTTCAACTAATCTAAATCTATTGCCAGGATCAAATTCGTTGTCCTTGTTTTCTAGATACAATCTATCTATTCTTGACAAGTAGTATGTTAGATCGCCTTGAGTTCCAGGTACAGCCAGTGGATCAGGCTTAACATGATAGTTTGTTCTATATGTTGTAGGTGATGTTACTGTATCTTCTCTACGAGGTCTAAAATCTATACAATCTCTTAATGTATAAGTTACACCCTCAGTCTTAGATTCAAAAGTAGGTATTCTAGTATAACTATTAGCTGGATAAGAAGTTGCTACAATAGGACCAGAGCCGCTATGTGTAAAGTAGTCAAATACAACAAATACGTTTCCTGGCGCTGTTGTACCGGTATACATAATTCTTCCCCAATCATAGGAAGAATCACGTTGACCGTCATCTAATGTATACAACAATAACGATTCTGGGGATAACGAACTCCAAACATTAGAGTTAGTTAGCGCAACGTTAGTTGTATTTGTTCCAGATATATTGATATAGGCTAACGAATTATACTTAACCAATGATGTGGAATCATAAGTAGTTCCTAGGTCAAAATCGCCTTTATACGAATAACCAGAAGGAACTAGATAAACACCCTTTAAGCTAAATACGTCTGACTTATGTAGATTGTACCAAACACTAACATTGGATACATCGAATACATTGCCGTAATTTTCAACTAGTGTTTTTGTTCTTGGTGCTGTTTCATTATTCTCAACTGTTGCAACAATATCAAATGTGCCGTTGATTAATGAACTACCGAAGTCAATAGTTAAAGATTGTTTGTTAGAATCTAACGATAAGGTTAGATCTTCCATGTTCATGTAGTCGCCTGCAGCATATGAAGGTACACTATCAGATTTCACATTTGCCGTAATAATGTAATGTGGTCTTGAAATTGATAGTGGAACGCCTGCACCTGCTGGGCCAACAAATTTTTCTGGCGATGTAATATTGATTGTGGCAACACCCGAGTACGCATTAATGGAACCAAAATACTTTTGGTAAACCATATTAATATTGTCAACAGATTTAATGTAATTTTTGCCTGTTGGGAATACCAACGCAGTTTTCTTGCTTTGCTCAAAAATTCTTAGCTTTTGTGTAGTTGTACCGTAGACAACATTTGTCAACGGATCTGTTGAATAAGTAACTACATTAGCAAGCCCACTTGCTGCAATATTAGCAAAAAACTTAGGGCTAGAATATGTACCGTTGTTTCCTTCTATAACAGAAAGAGTATTTTGTACACTTATAATAGACTTAATATCTTCGGGAGATAGTGTTGGGCTTGCTTGCTCATAAGCATACCAGTAAAACTTATAAACACTGTTGTCGCCGCTGCCGCTATCATACTTCATAAGTTTGGGAGCGACGTAACCAACTAATGTACTGCCGTTCATGGCGTTTCTATCAGTTGTATTGTGGCACTCCCACCAATAGTATGCTGTATACTGCTCAGGATTGTATAAACCGTATCTAGGAGCCTCTACAAGAACATAATTACCATAATATGTGTCAATAGTTTCTTCGGCAATAGAATCAGTATCTCTTGATTTTCTTACAGAAATTTCTGTTTTATCTGCAGTCTTAATATCTCTACCGCCAATAAACGCACGACCCTTGCTTATAAAGAATCTGTTTGATGTGCCGGATGGTAGAGAACCTGCGGATGATAGGTCGAACTTATCTACAATGTAATTGCCAGATTCTGTATATGTTCTTTCGGCCATTTCATCGCCGATAGTAGAATAAATAGAATTCAATGGCTCAATTAACGTATCCTTGCCGTTAATGATTCTAACGATTTCAATATATCTATCAGATACTTCTGGTTTTCTTGCAGAGTTTAAATCAACCGAATCTATTAATAGTTGAACCTTTAATCTATCTGCGCCTGGTGCTAGATAGTTAGAATATCCAAATGCAGGATCTAATAAGCTCTCATCTGTACTAGATGTGGCGATTGATTCTGAATATCTAAGGATTACAGATTTGTTAGGATATATTGTATATTTTTGCGGTACAATAGATTGTGTATTTACGTTTACAAAGAAACCATTTTTATAGTAGCTACCTTTGCCTACGGTAACTACCATTGTCTTTGTAGTATTTCTTCTAGTGAAAACTAAATTACTATTGGTTAGAGCTCGTGTTCCAATATTTTTATTTACTCTAACTAAATTAGAAGAAATGATTTCTGTAACATATACATCTTCAAACCCTTCTATTGCAACTTCGTCGCCTGCTACCAACGGTGCAGATAAGTTAGTTACATATAGTTCATCTAAGAAGCCACCTAAACTACCTGAAGCAGTAATATTGACATCTGCAGCAGTTACCTCAGAAGTACTATAAGTATTTGCTCTTGCTACAACATTCGCTTCTGTAACAGTAGGCTCATAGAAATATAATGTTTCGCCAGAATTAAATGTGCCGTTTCCTTCTATTCTTCTTGGACGGAAAACAATAGTTGTAGGATCACCTGTTATAGGATCATCTTTTTCGTATGCAAATTCAATGATACCATAGGTATTAGATGTTTCACCTATAACATAGTAGCCAACTAGAGTAGAAATATTACTAGTATTTGTAGGATCTGCTAATTTTACAGAACGTCTATCTCTTGTTACAGTTACAGATGAAGGATCATCACTAATTCTAGAACCATCTAAAAATATATGGTTAGCAAACTTCTTAATCTGATCTTGTAAGATAGTTTGTAATTGAGTCAACTCTCTGGCTTGTACTGCAAAGCCGGGTTTAAAAAGAATTCTATAAAAATTCTTTGTTTCATCGAAATCATCATGATAAGGAGTTGCGTTTAAATTAAGAGACATTTTTTATTCCCGAATTAGAATGATATAACGACGTGAATGTTTTCTGCTTGGTCAGCTGCTCGAATAATCTTTTTTCTGTTTTCCACATAAAGTACTTCACCTGTATAAGGAACAGCTTCCGGTTCAACTATTGTTGTGATATAGCCTGTTGTTGAATTGGTGTTTCCTGTTACCACTTCACCTACAGTAAATAGTAATAAATCTGTATCAGAGTTAGTAGAAGAATATCTAATAACTGCAGTATTTGATTGAGTATTTGTAGTTGCAGAAACAACTATTGCATTCGATAAAGAATTAGAACCACTAATAATTTCATCTGTATCGTAAACACCGTATACATTGCTTACATACATTGTAAAAGTAGCATCCAACGTTCTTTCGACTGCAATGTTACCCGTATACTTAGATACAGGGTTCTTTATTAAACCGATTCTTCTATAATCATTTACTGTAGGGAAATCGCCGCCGCCTTCTGCAAAATCCAATCTTGTATTGAACATTACATAGCGGGCGCCCAACTCAAACTCGTTATCATACCCATGCCCAAGCGGAGGGCTAATAATTGGTCTTATATTTGCGTTTGCACCCTGACCATTAACAATTAGTTTTGCAATAGTATAACCATTACCAGCATTTGTGATGTTTATGCCAGAAATAGTATTTTGTGATCCGTTTATAATGGGTGTACCCAAGAATCCTGTACCATTACCTATAATATAAACGTTGGTGGGGTAGTTAGAATCAGTTGCGCTGAAATAACCATCACCACCATTTACTATTTCAAAAGTTTCTATGGAACCACCCACAGCAGTGTTTCTAACATCTGGGTTGTTATTCACTGCCATATAGTTTTGCGTAAAGAATCTTAACAGATCAGAGTCAGATAAAGAATACAAATATTTCCACTTATACCCATCAGAAGTTTCAAACACATTAGTAGAAGTTCCTGTTGGCTTTATAACTGACGCCGCACCTTTATTGTTTGATATACACAAATAGACATTGTTTTCAGGAAGAGTCAAAACATAAAAATTAGTTCCATAGATGTTATCGCTTCTATTATCATACTGAGTATATACTGTTCCATCAATCCAATCGTGTCTAGGTATAACTAACTTAGCTTCACTGGGCGCAACTTTCTTCAGCGCCATAGCACTACGCCAACTGGACACACTTGTGTATGTGCTATCAGTAGGAGTAGGCGGTGTTTCTTCATCTGTCCATTCTGCAGGTCTACCAATAAAAAGGTAGACATTATTATTTGCAGTATCCTTTAAGGATTCTACAAAACTAGATGCAATGGTTGTTCTTAATCTGTTTGTAATTATTTGTGACATTATGCTAATCCATATTCTGTAATATTTATTACAAATATCCTATGCGGTAATAGACCACATCCACAGTATAAGGCAGACCTATAACGTTACTATGTGAGAAGTCTGTAGAATCACTTGTTAAAATATTGCCAGCATAGTCTGCAGTAAATCCCAAATAATCCCAAATTTCAGTATTGCCGGTGTGGTTGATATTGCTACTTACCGTTGCATTCAGTTCAATTTCGCCGAATACTTCTGTGCCTGCAGGGTGTATACTATGCTTTGCTAATTCTTTCCATTTATCTGTAGTAACGCCGCTCTTGATAACATACGAGAATGGTTGATAAAATAGAATATTAGCATTAGGTGCATCTGGTAGAGAACCTTGGATAACGATATCTTCAGAAATTTTTCCAGAACTGCCTGCCCAATATCCAGGGTATTCTGAAGTATATCCGACATTAGCACGTAATACTGCAGTATTTAAATAAGAAATAAGAGCACTATATGTGCCATTGCCTTTTGTTACGTCAAACTTAACCTGCGATGCATTTAAAATAATTCTTGCAGTAACTTGTACTTCAGAATCATCTGCAATCTGTACTTTAAACTGTTGCCCCTTTCGCAAACCGTGTGGTCTAACAGTTGTCATTGTAGCAACATTATTTGTTACTATAACATTTCCGGAAACTGATAAGGAAGGATCACTTAATGTAATTACTGCAGATTCATTTTGATAATAAAAGATACCTGGATCTACAACATCAAAACTAAGAAGTTTGCCTGTTTCATCTACTTCTTTTACTTTGACGTATGAATTCTTACCCGCAGAATGTGTTACTGTCACTTTAGAATCTGTGCTATATCCCGTACCGCCATCTAGAACATCTATATGTCTAAGTATAGGTATTGCTCTTGCTCTAACATGAATATGTGTATTCGAGGCTTTGTCTACTAACTTGATTGCGGTAACATCTTCGTTAGTAAACTCACCCTTAACATTGTTTAAAAGTAATTCGTAATATTCGTATCCATCTGTTGCGTACTTTAAAACATTATCTACAACCGCAGTTGATTTTGTTAAAGCTCCTGTTATTTTGGTGTTCTGAAACTGATAAGGCAATTCGCCCTCAGTATAGTCAACCCGCATAACTGTCTTACGAACCCATTTGCCGTCAGATGGTCTAAGTACATATTTTATCGGGTAATCAAAAGAAATGGTTTCGTCAAATAATATTCTAAAGAATAATTTATACGCTTCTTCAGTTCCCTTTGTCTGATGTATATCTTTAAAGAATTTGATAAACGTGCGCTTATCTGTTCTTAGATTTCGTGGGATATCATCGCCATATTGCTTGAAGAACTGTTCAAGCAAACTATCAATAGTCTTTTCACTATCGTTGTATTTTTTGGCGTTTTGTAATAGTTCTTGAGGATGCTGATCTTGCTCTAGAAATTTAAAGTATGCCTCAATAAATTTTACGAAGTTAGATGTGCCATCTATTCTGGTAAATGTTAACTGCCCGTTGGATATTGTGATTGGAGAATCACTATCAATTCTAATCTTTTTACCGGAAATTATATGTGTCACATAACGGTTGACCGCAAGTGTGGGATGTGTTAATTTGTCCCCAACCTTAATTCCCGAGGAATTTGAAACAGTTACTACCCTTGAACCTTCGGTGACAGTACCTTGAACAATAGTAGACAAAGGTATATCAGTTACCCGTAAAAACTCGGGTACCTGATTTAAAAATATTTTAGATAATTTGTCTTCTATTCTACTCATTACTGATTCGTAACTGAAATGGTGCTAACGGTCAACCCTGCATCTCTATTCACTAGGCCATTTTTAGTGCTGTCATCCAACACTAGTATTTGATTATTACCAACAACAACATCTAAGAAAGAATTTTGTACTTCGGCAGTGAATCTAATATCGGATGCATCTTCGGTATAACCTACAATCGCGATATTGTCGATTGACACTTCGCCCGTACCATAATTTACTTTTCCATAATTGGTATTAATTACGTCTAATGTTGTTGCATTAATTAATCTTAGTGTTCCTGTACCTGTATCACTAGGGGGTGATGTGTCCGGAATATCAACGATTCTTACTTCAACTGATTCACTATCTTTATTAACTACGTAGGTTGTAGATTGCAATGTTCCGGGAACGATACCGTTTTTAAATTTTATAGTATTGTTATACAAATAACTATTATTTGCACTATTAATTATAGGTGTAATTCGTTTCTGCAATCTTAGTGTAATTAGATTACCTATAATAGAAGAATCAATAGCATCTATTTGTCTAGATAGCTTGGAGAACACAAAGTCTTTATTAAATTGCTGCAATTCTGTAGCAAAATAATTTTGTATTGCGTTAATTGCCAAATTCTTTATTTCGGTCGCAGTATATTTTGTTGTTCTGGAATTATACTTTACCTTAACATCTAGATTAACATAGAAGTAATCTGGATCCACAAACTCTGGGCTTATAGTTACTACTTGTTTTGCTTGTAGTAAAGTATCGCGAATGCTATTCTTAACTTGATCTGTTATTTCATAGCCACTATAAGGCTTCAACGAAATAAACACCTTACCATATTTAGGAGGATCATTTGTTTCGCCACCCCAAATGGATACAGATTCAATTAGTGGGTAATTCTTTTGTACCAGCGCAGAGTAATCATCACCTGTCACTGCTCTATTTTGTGCTGATAAGAATTTAGGAGCTTTAAATTTAATACTATCAATAGTCTCTCTATCAGAACCGCCTGTAGAATTTAGTGTTGCAATAATTGATCCGGTAACTGATCCGCCACCTATTATAGTTTCGCAAGTAAATTCTTGTTCAATATTTCCCGAAACATTACACAATGATCCGTTACTAACGACATATGTGATTTTGACGATATTATTTCTTGTTAGCTTTTTGCCAAGAATACCATCACCAAAATAAATTTGATACTTGCCCTGAGCATTTTCTTCTAAAAAGAATACTTTGGAAGTAGAATCAATATTTAGAACATTGTCACTTAGATTATAGGTTTCAGTTGTTGTATCTGAGAATGAATTTTGAACAACGACTCTTATTGTGGATGTATCAATGTTTTCGTTAGGTATAACATATTTTTCAGCTGGACCCGGAACATCTACAGTATACGCATATTCTAGAGGAATGCCCTCGGTGAGAACAACATCTTCAAAAACATATTCGCCATTTGTAGGTTGAATTGTAACTGATTCTAAATTAACAAAAGTAAATTTGTTTTCTCCGATGTCTGTTGTAAATGGAGTAAACTTTTCTAAGGTTAAAAATGCAGGATTGCCTGTTGGATTAGTTACTGTAAATGTTAATGTAGCCTTAGCGCCCTTGACTGAAGTCGGCGTATATCCTAGATGCTTTGCTAAAGATACTGCGGATTCTCTTTTAACTGCTGAATCTAAGAACATCTCATTAATAACCATATTAGACAAATATGCGTTATAGTGAGTATTGTATGCAAGTAGATCTAATAGGATTGATAATCCAGAACCCTCAAAATCAAAATCTGTAAAGTAAGGGGTACCGTCATCGTCGGTATAGTTCTTTAAAAATTCTTTAAAATTATCTTTGATAGCATCAAAGTCTAATTCTGCTAATCTTAAGTTGGCCATTATCTTACTCTACTAAGGGTAGTTACTACAGTAACGGGTTGTTCTAGATTGTTTATTGTGAATGTTATTTCTATTCTCACTCCGTTAATCTCAGAGTCATCCTCAACCACAATATCTGTAACTGTTGCTCTTGGCTCAAATTTTTCTATAGTCTGAAGAATAGATTTTCTAATTGCAGCAACGGTACTTGGTATAAATGGTTCAAATAATAAAGATCTAACTTGACACCCAATTTCAGGGTGGAACAAACGCTCGTAATTAGATGTTTGTACTAGGTTAATTACAGAATTCTTTATAGCATCTGCGTTTACGCGGGTTAGCACATCCTTAGTAAACGGATGCGCCTCTAAAATGAGGTTTAGATCTCTATATTTTCTAACCTGCCTATTGACTGTTGCCATTTAAATATTTATTGTTTTTCTTTGTTTCTAGGGGGCCTAGTTTATAAATAAGCCTAATTATTTATTACCCTGCGGAACCATAATTTACAAACTTGTTCTTTGCTCCTGCGCCTGCTGTCGTATGGTTCACTAATGTTCCAATCGGCATTGGGGCTTTTCCTCCATCTGGGGACGCAGCAACGTGAATCCAGGAAGTTAACGATCCATCAGATCTCTTTGCATATTCTAATAGCACTTGTCTGTACGGTGTGTTATCACGAATCCAGCGGGCAATATCATAATACTCGCTTATAGATCTGCCAGTAAATTGTAGATCTGCCGCTTGACCTTTGTCGTGGTCAGAGCTTTCGTTCTTTGATCTAAAGCCGCTAGTAATAACCATATCAGGATATTGTTCTTTAACTTTATCCAGAACGTTTACCGCAAGGTGCTTTAAATTGCCTGCAATTTGTTCTTTTGATAATCCTGCTTGGGCCTTGAGTTCATACGAACTTGCGGTTGTGCCTGTCGTTAAATCTTCAAGGTTGAAATATTTAGAAAGCTTCAACGAGCCAGGCAATTTATCATATCCGCCAAATTCGCTGGTATCTACTTTTGTAGGTGTCACTTTTCTGGCAGACCCCATACCATCTTGAGGAGCAGTTTTTGCTACATCTTTTAGGCTTTGTATATCCGTAGATATAGTTTTTTCTGCTTCACGTTGTCTGCTGAAAACAGCATCATTTTTGCATAAAGAGTCGCCCAAGAATAACGACTCACTGTCTGGTCTAGATAGTTTACCGTAGATGGTTTCTTTTATTGTTTTCTTTTCTGGTGGCTCAAGTGAAGATACACTACTTGTTGCGACAGAAATATGACCCATTTTTGTCTTAACTACAGAAGCATCTAATAGAAGCGATAACCCGCCATTAAAGCTGCCCGTTTCCCTAGCATCAAAAGCGATTTTGTTTGCCTTACCTACAATAGGCCCAGACTTGCCTTTTAGAGAAATTTGGCTGCCCTGAATATTTACGGGCCCGTCACTTATTAAGTCCAAACTTGATTTTGCGTTAACCTGAATGTTTTCTGCAACTATTTGTGCGGAGGAGGCTGCCTGCACTAACGTGGATCCATGAGATGTTAATGTAGTGTCACCGTCAACTTGTATATCAGCGTTACTCTGAACTAGTATTTTCGTTGTACCATCAACCGTCAGATTATATGCACCCTTTACATATACAAATCCGTTACGATCCATAATCTCATAATCATCACCGACAGTTTTCTTAACAACAGTGCCGTTCAAATCTACTTCAACATAAGTGCCGGTTTTATGATACAAGTGTATACGTTCTTGGTTGGGCGTAGAATCAAATTCTAATACGTGTCCTGCCTCTGTTTCAAAAACATGGTTGTACGGATATTTTGCAGCATATGCTGTTTTTGGTTCGTCCCATGTAGTAGAACCAACTGCGGTTTTCACGCCTGTTTTACGTATCTTTTCTTTGCGGGCAAACATCTTATGCGTTTTGTCAGATGTTGCCAATTTATTTGTGTCGGGTTTACCGCTATAATCTGCCTTAGGGTATACTTTAGACGGATCTTTAAATCCCTCGGCGTTTGCCATTGAAGGATCGTTTAGAGGACCTGCAGGATTACAAGATGGGTTAGCTGGGTTAATACCTGTGGCAGATTCTGTAGTATATTCTTGTGCCTCTGCTGAGCCGATAACAATGGGATTACCTGAACCGTCTCTTACTATAGAACCGTTGCTTGTAGTAAGGTAGTTACCTGCTCTCAAATTATCTAATTCTGTTTTTTCTTTTGCCTTTTTAACCTCTTCATTTTTGCCAGCAATAGTACCCATCATTATAGGCTGTTGGCAATCATCGTCGTCTAAGAACCAACCGATTACCCATGTTCCTTCTACGGGGCCCACCGGCGATGTTCCAACGCCCGAATTAGCAGCAGATGTTATTGGTTGTAACGGTACTGCCCAAGGCAATTTATTTGTAGGCAACACTGCAAGATCGCTTGTATGGTGTCCAAAAATTCTGACACGACAGCGACCTAACTTTTCTGGGTCTTTTCGGTCTTCTACTACACCTACCCACCAAATAAAATTGTTACCTAATAAATTCATTTAGTACCCGTACAAATTATCTGCATTGTAGCCATCTTTAACTACTTCCATAATCATATAATGTCTATTAACACCGCCTGTTATTTTATGTCTTATAGATGTTATCAAGTAATTTCCACTATATCTAGGATCAACGTGTTCTCTGGTAATCTTACTCTCATCTACAGGTGAGACATCTGGAATGTTAACTGTTATCTTCATTCCCGCTTCTATGTCTGTTCTACCGTTGATCGTAATATTCATTCTCAAGTTGTTTAAGTCTTTTATATTAGAAATACGATTGCCATATATCTCACCCACACGCTCATTTATGTTGCGCTCTGCGTTGTTGAACAGTTTAGGATATTTAGGGTTTAATCTAATTTTTCTAAACTTGTTTGCAATGTTCACTTCTTTATTGAATAAAGGATCTACTGAATAGTTAAGATGTTTATAATCAGTATACTTATTAGAATGGTCGTAGGTTATGTTCTCATATTTCTTATTGAACAGGTTAACATCTATAACCGTACTCTTTAGATAACCATCGTTTAAATTGTTAAGTTGATCTGGTTCATTGACAATTTCAAGTTTCTCTATAAGAGTCATCTTTTCTTTTATATCAAATGTGTCTCTTGCATTAAAGTCTTTTAATGTAGTAAACTCAGAATATGTATAGATGCCTACACTTGCACTGTTGTCAATAAGTTGTTCTGCAGTACCAAAGTAAAATGTCTTATTTGTTTCCCAGAATAAAAATGTGCACGCCTTGCCGGAAGCGGGTATAGACTTTTTAGCCAACCAATTTATAGTTTGCATAGGTGTCCAACCCGGCGTAACAAACGTAACTTCATTTAAAGTATTGTCTAATACTGTTAGTTCTGTTTTTGTATCAGAAGTTTGAAACTCACCTGCAGAAGAATCTACTGCAATAGATCTTGTAGTTTTTAGATACTTATCAAAAATTGTCTTTACTATTTCTGATGGCTTGCCAGTGTATGGTTCAAATATAGGTGAAACAGAATCAGCAATTGCTTCAAGCGATACAAATTTAAGACAATAGACTTGCGTATTTCTATCTCTAACAATACTTCTGTTTTCAATTGAATATATTCTAAACGTTTTACTTATCTTGCCATATTTAGAACTACTACCTAATGATGGTGTTTCAAAACTAACAATTAATAATTCATCCCCCGCTATAGGCAAATATGTTATTAGGTTTCTGCTATCTGAAATAACAATATCGCCGCTCAAAGAATTGTTATAGATACTTTCATAAAGATTAAATTCTACAAAGTAATCCTGTAGAGAGATGTAGCGACCATTCGCACCTACAAGTGTAATCTCGCCAATGGATACGTCGCCCGCTGTTTGCAGGCCAGAATTTATTAAATCACTCATTAACTAGTTTTGTAAATAGTTCGTCTATTTCAGAAATGGCGTCGGGCTTTAGTATATTAATTCTTCGTTTGCCCTCATTGATCGCATCTTCGTAATCTAAATTAGTAACAGCAATTAGTTCGCCCGCTGCCGGCGCATTTTCTAAAAGAATAGAAGATTCAATACCATCGGTTGTTTCCAATATGATTGGCAATGGGTTATTGATTGTAGAATCTTCTCTCACGCCTCTATACCCGCCGATTCTATAACCCGCCGGGTTTGTATAATGATGTACAGAAGATACTCTGTCATCACCATATTTACCTTTTACATAATTAACCAACGTGTTGAAATCCATGACCCAATCGAGACGAGGATCAATTATTTCATTAGACAAAAGTATGATCCAATGTAGTGTAGAATCGCCGTAAAACTTATCTGCAACTATCTCAGGTGTTTCACCGTCCATCACATCATACTTATCAAAGAATGATTTGTTTCTTTTAACTTCTTCAGATAGTTTTACACGTCTTAAGATATCTGGAATATACTGATAAGATGCACCATCATCTAATGTATATGCTAGTAGAGGAAATTTTCTAAAATACATTTTTAGAATCCATATTTGCTTATTGCTTCTTTGGTCAGAAGTTCCTGCTCTCTGAAACTTAGAACCATATTAATTTCTACAGGAGCGCCGTTTGAAAAGGTTGAGAACTGGTCTCCGCCATATTCGACCTGCATATCAGTTAATACACATGGTGCAATCTTATGCAGATAGTTATTTTCTTTACCTGCATAATAGTATGCTATTTCAAACTCAGATGGGTACAAATAAAAGTATCCATTACTGGATAACTCTGGGTGCATATGAAATTTGAAAGTATCAATGATCTTTTTAACATTTTTAGATTCATTTTCATCTTTCGGCATGAATCTATATCTAAAATTAAATTGTCTGTAATCAACACCCTCAAAGAATACTTCTCTAAATGGGTTTGTTTTAACTTTAGCACCAAACTGTACTGCGTCAGTTAGCGAACCTAGACCAGGAAGAATAGATGGGATTTTCGCCATTTGTAACAAAAACGCAGAACCTAATTCTGTACCTGCATTTGTAATATCATCTGATAGTGAAGACCCACTTGTCAAAAAATTACCCAATATACCGATATCTTTATCTTGATAATTTACCCCATACTTAACGACCGGACGGTCCTCAAGGTGTAACGTGATTACATCGGTTAATCTATTCTTGTTATCTTTTCTTAAAAGATCTAATGAATTTTGAGCAACAGCAGTTAGACCCACGGTTGCTGCGACTGCACCACCTGCCGCCAGACCCGCCTTGGCCGCACCTACTGGACCCTGACCTGTAGCAAGACCGATTCCCGTAGTAACAGCACCTACTGTAGCTGCAAGTGCACCACCCTTTTCTGGGCTGACATTTGTAGCAACCCCCGGTGTGCCAATTCTACCCATAATATCTTTGTTTAGATCAGAGCTTGTATTATACTTAAAGTTTGATTTGCCTCGTGTATTAATAAAGAAAGCTACCTCATGCTGCAAATCGTCAGATGTTCCTAGCCCTGTCGGATAACTAAGATTTCTAATATTGTATCCGCGGGATGTTAGAGAAGATGTGGTTCTTCTGTAGGCTAGATTTGGATCAGAGCCGTATTGTTGGAATTCTTCTGTAGAGGCCATTATTTCCCTATAAATATTATAGTATTTTAATTATTTATATGAGCAATGTACACCAAAACATACAAAGGTCGGTATAGAGTAGTGAATCCCACGAAATATAACGGTGACATAACTAATATCATTTACAGGTCCCTCTGGGAACTGAAATTCATGAAATGGTGCGATACTAACCCGTCGGTAATAGAATGGGGGTCGGAAACAGTAATTGTCCCATATGTTTCTCCCCTTGATAAGAAAGTTCACAGATATTTTGTAGACTTTTATATAAAGGTAAAGACTAAAACCGGAGATATTGAAAAGTTCCTCATAGAAATAAAACCTGAAAGATTTACAAAGCCGCCAGAAATACCAAAAAAGAAAACGAAGCGGTTCATAGATGAGGTATTTCAGTATGGGGTAAATGAAGCTAAGTGGAAAGCAGCTTTTGAATTTTGTAAAGACAGAAAAATGAAATTTATGGTTTTAACCGAAAAAGATTTAGGAATTTAACTAATGGCAACCAAAAATCCTTTTGAGCAGATACGTCTAAGTGCTGCCGGGCAGGATAAATCATATCAGTGGTATAGACAGCAGGTAAGTGCACTTGGAAGATTGTCTAGTACGAACCAAGTGTTAAAAGATACAAAGATAGTAAATAGAATAGTACCAGGCGAGATGTATCTATTCTTCTATGATCCTAAATTTAAGAATGTTCTGCCCTACTATGACAGAATGCCATTAGTTCTACCCTTCCGTGTAGTTAATGACGGGTTCTACGGTATAAACCTTCACTACCTACCCTACATGATGAGATTTAATATTTTGGGTGCGTTATCAGAGTTCGCCACTGGCGAGCAGAATGACCCAAACACAAGAATACAATTATCATGGAACTTGTTAACAGCGTCATCGAGACTAGCGCCGGTCAAGTTTGCAGTAAAACACTATTTAAATGCTCACGTAAAATCTAATTTTTATAAGATAGACTATACTGATTGGGTAACAGCTTCACAGTTACCTGTTGAAAAATTTGTAGGAGCACAAAAGAATAAAGTCTGGCAAGATTTTAGAAAATCAGTATAAGGATACAGATGGCTAATTTTAACATCAATAATTTTAGATCAGAAGTTTTAGCAAGAGATCTGGCTAGACCTTCAAAGTTTGAAGTTAGAATATACACGCCGCCAATATTGACTGCGTTTTCTAATCAGGCATCTGTGGTTAGTGTATTCTGCGATTCTGCAAACCTACCAGGTATGAATATAGCTACAAGACCATATAGAATATATGGCCCTGCATATCAGAGACCTATAACTTCTGATTTTGGCGGTGACGGTACAACCATGGTCTTTAACATAGACAAAGACATGATGATTAAAAAGTTCTTTGATGCTTGGATGCAAAATATAGTTAATCCAAAAACATTCAATGTAAATTATTCAAAGACCTATACATCTAATAGAATTGATATTATTCAATTAGACAACAATGACCGTGAAACATATTCTGTTAGTTTAATAGATGCGTTCCCAAGATCAATGAACTTGTTAGATCTTAATTCAAGTTCAACAAACCAAACTCATAAACTAACAGTCACATTCGCTTACAGAAAATGGATAGCGAATAATTCATTCTCAAATTATAACACTAGCGAAGTCGCAGCACGTCGAGATCAATTTGATGCAGGTGCACTACCTACAGTAACATCGAGACCTAACGGATTCGGCGGCCAAAAGAGTAGTGTTGATTTATTATCTGAAGTGAAAAATGTAACTAGAAATTTAGCTTCAGGTGCTGAGACAGCAGTAAATAGCGCAATAGATGCAGTTAAAAATGTTTTGAAATAAGGAATAAGTATGCCATTACCTATATTAGAGGCACCGACCTATGAATTGAAATTACCGTCAACCGGGAAAAAAGTTAAGTACAGACCGTTTCTTGTAAAAGAATATAAGATATTGCTGACTGCTTTAGAAGCTGATAATAAGGAAATTTCAAGAGTAGTTACAGAACTGATAGATGTTTGTACGTTCAATAAGTTAGATGTAAACAAATTATCTCATTTTGATATTGAGTATTTGTTTCTTAACATACGATCTAAGTCTATTAGTGAAATTGCAGAAGTAGTTATAACTTGCGATTGCGGGGAACAAATAGATGTTGCGATGGATTTAACAAAAGCAGAAGTTAAATCTGAGGGCAAGCTAGACAATAAAGTTATGATAACCGAAGACTTGGGTGTGGTAATGCGGTATCCGAAGTTTGAGGAAATAATTGAGATACAAGAAAATACTAAGAACGAAAATATTATTAATTTAATTTGTAATTGCGTAGATGCAGTGTTTACAAAAGAAGATTACTATGATAAGTCATCGTATACGAATGAAGAACTTGAAGACTTTATAAACTCATTCTCAAAAGATCAGTTTGGTAAGTTGGAGGAGTTCTTTAAAAAGATACCTAAGATACAACAAACATTAGAGGCAGATTGCCCCAAGTGTGGTAAACATAATACTGCGACGATTGAAGGATTACAATATTTTTTCGTCTAACTCTTTCTCATGAAACTCTTGTTGATTACTTTAGAATGAATTTTTCATTGATGCAACATCATAAATATTCTTTAACCGAGCTAGAGAATATGGTTCCGTGGGAAAGAGACGTATATGTGACAATGTTAGTATCCTATATTAATGAAGAGAATGAAAAAATAAAAGCAAAAGCTAAAAATAAGGGTGGTTAAATGAAAGAACTTAGCCAATTTGATATCAATAATGATGGAAAAGTGTCAGGTGAAGAAATGAATAAAACTGAAAAAATTATATCAATTGAGAATGAGGATAAGAAACAAGATGCTCAGCGACGAATGGCATGGTTCGCTTTGTTCGGTATGTTGTTATATCCTTTCGCGGTTGTTGCCGCGGCTGCTACGGGACATGAAAGTGCAGCAAAAATATTAGGTGATATGGCGGCAACTTATTTTGTTGCTGTTGCTGCTATTGTTGCAGCATTCTATGGTAAAGAAGCATATGTTAGTAGCAGGCAAGAAAAAGTTATTAGTATTGCGCCTGTAAAAAAGGAACCGGTATTAGATCCTGAGGTAACGCCGGTAGAAAAGAAACCAATAGTAAGAAGACCTAATCTATAATGGCAACTCAATTAACACCGTTAGAGAATTTATCTCGTTTTGCTAAGTCATCGATATTAGAAGACTTAGCTAAAACTTTTGGAATGAGTGGTAATAAGCCTTCCAAGAAACAAGAAAAAACGACGGAAGAAGTAAACCAACAATTAGCTCAATCTTTAGATAGATTAACTACTCTATTAAAAGAAAGGGCAATGGTCAAAGATGCTCCCAAAAGAACGCTACAGGGAGATCTTCAGAAAACGTTTATTCAACCTTTTGTAGATATTAAAGAATATCTTACTGGTAAATCTGTAACGGGCAAAGAAGTTAAACCAAACGATACTGGATCGTTAGCACCAAAAACAGAGCTACCACTTGGGGTCGAGCCAAACAGTGAAGAAGAAAAACAACAGGATCGAGAAAAGCTAGCAGAAGCCATTGCTAGAAAAATGCAGGTCGTTTTAGATAATATAGATTTTTGCTGCGGTAGCGGGTTGATTCCTGGTATGGGATTTCCCGGCGGTGGTGGCAAGGGTGGTAAATCTGGCGGACCAGCTAATAAGCCACGTGGCGGAGGAAAAGCTCCTGCAGCACTAGGCGCTGGGCTTCTAGGAAGAGCGGCGCTTGGTGTATTAAGTGGGACAGCAGCAGGGTATGGTGTATATTCTGCTATTGAAGGTCCAGAGGCTCAGAAGATAATGGGCGGTGCTATTACTGCAGGAGCAATTTCAGGTGCAAATATGTTCGGTGTACCTGGTGCTATAGGAGGGGGCTTGTTCGGTTTGGCCGCTGGCACATATAATGCATTTAAAAATGCAGAACCAGAGCCATTAAGAGCAGGACCTAGAGTATCTACAACTGTACGTAGAGGTGAGGTTGAAGACGTTGTTAAGTCTAATTTAACAGATGAAGAAATAATTAGCGAATATGGCTCTACAAGAAAACAATTAGAGGATTGGCTAAAGAATAATCCACAGGAAAAGACTTATCAGGTTACACCATATAAAGCAATCTCTAAAGAAATGCAGCAACCCGATATTTCTGAGATTAAAGGAACGGGTCCAAGTAGTGCAGAATTCGCAGCAATTGATCCTAGACGTCTGGATTTGAAAGCTCCTGTTGTTGCACCTTCGGTTGCTCAAGTAAGCATACCTGAAAAGGCTGTAGATATACTACCGAAGGAAGCATCCACATTAACTGAAGTTGTAGATAAAGTTATGGGCACTAACTTAGATTTGAAGATGTTCTCGCCGCAAGGGCAAACTGCTATAGCTCAACCTATTATTTCTAATAGAACAATTAACAATACAGAGCAAACATACTTAGGTGCATCGCCAGCACCATTCAATAATACAAATAGCTTTTTGCGTTGGCAAAATAGCAGATCAAATTTTACTGATCGTTAAAAAAGCCCGGGGTTACCGGGCTTTCTTTTTTACTTCTTAAGTTCTTCGGGTTTCTTCAACTTCGGTTGTTTAACCTTTGTATCTGATTTATCACCCTCGTTCTCAATCTTCTTAACACCTGGAGTAGGTGTTGCGCTTGCTTCTGCCTTTTTCGCTGCTGCAGGCTTATCCGTTTTTGGCGGGTCGCCTGCGAATGCGGAGGCAGCTAAAGATACACCAATTGCAACAGATAAAGATAACATAAGTTGTTTAACCTTCATTTTAGTCCTCTGCTAGTTTTGCGAAATAAGAAATAGAATCGTCGTTATCGTCGAAGTCTACTTCTCTTGCTGGGGCAGGAGTAGGTGCAACTGCCTTAGCTGTTACTTTAGATGTACCTGTATCAAAAGGCGCGTCGTCAAGATCAACGTTTTCTGCCTTCTTCATAGGTGCACCGCCACCGAGTACCATATCAAGTTTGCGCTTTAGCTCGTCGTAAGACTTGAAGTGCTTAGGATCGAGGAAAGCGGTAAGGGAATGTTGCTGGTTCCAAATGTTCTCGATAATAGAATCATCCTCGGATACGGGACTTGGTGAATCAAACTCCGATTTGTCGTAATTGCGATATCCTTCTACGTTACGAATTTTTAGCTTGAAGTTTGCACCTTCCCAGAAGTCGAACGGATTAAGTGGCTTTTCGTCTTCGAACTGTGGTTCAGCAACATCTTTAATCTTATCAAAAATCTTCTTGCCGAATTTAAACAAGAATACCTTGCCCTCATTTTCAGGGTGCTTGGAATCTTGAACAACAAGAATATTAGTGTAGTATGTTAGTTTACGTTTCTGTTTGCGAGCAACTTCTTTGTTTGCTTCAGAGCCAGAATTCCATAGCTCTGTATTCATTTCAGAAACAGGATCGGGCTTGCCGATAGTTGTAAGTGAATTCTCGATATACCACTTACCAGTAGGTCCTTGGAAACCGTGATTCCAAATACGAACCCATGGAAGCTCCTCACCTTTAGGAGGAGGAAGGAATCGAATAACAGCATAGCCGTTACCTGCCTTGTCTACCTCAGGTGACCAAAAGCGATCGTCGCTTCGAGATTCAGATTGGGGATTTGCGATCTTTTCTACTTCCTTCATCAAGGAATCAAACCCACCGCGGGATTTACGTAGATCAGCTAGAGATGTGAATGCCATAGTATTTTCCTTTCGTATAGCGTTGTATAAGCGTTGTATTAGCGTCGTTTATTTTTTTGATTTGCGTATGCATAATCTAAAACTTCATCAAACGCATCATCCTCATCCTTTAGGGATTTATATGATGCTATATTATATATAACTTTTCTATGCTTGTCGATCTTAGATTTGCTCTTTTCGACACGATGAATTCGTTTTTCACGATCATTAAGATCAGTTCTTTTAGACTTGTCCATTTTAAAAAATAGAATCTCCGTTTAATATAATTACACGTCTTCTCTCTTTTTAGGAGAGATTTTTAGGTAAGGCCAGGTTGATACACGTTTATTTAATTCGGCTTGGCTATGTGCAAGTTTAATTAAATACCTTTGTGTTTCTTTTAGCGACTCTTGAGTCTGCAAAATTGAATCCTGCATCATCGAAATTTCACTCTCGATTCTGCGAATCATCTGATTGTGTTCCTCTAACTCGTCTTCTAAATTCTGCATCGTACTTTCCCAACTCCACAGTTAAAAATGGGTTATACTTTTTGATTAGCCTAGAAATATCAGGCCAAACAACTGGATCAGTAATCTGTTTGTCAAATACTTTTACAAACTTAACTATCTTTTCCAGAATAACCAACGTCTCAATAGATACCGTTTTTCTAAGGTATGCTTTTATTATATATGGATGTTGGCCTTTTGCAACCTCGAACGCATCTTGCATAGATTGTCCTTGTTGCTCAAGTTCAAAACAAAGATTATCTAAATCCTTGTTAAAAATATAGAATAGACTTTCGTTACGCTTTTTCCATTCCTGATAGCGTTTACCTGCATCACTATCAAAGACGCCTCCCCATCGGTCACCTGAGACAAAGTTCGCAACTAAAAAGTTCGCCACTTCCTCATCCGAATATGTCTTAGCAATTTTTTTGATACTATAAAGATCTCGTCGTTTTAAAAAAGCCGCGCGACTAGCTTTGACACGGCCTTGCTGCTCTACAACATCATAGTTATCAGATGTAAAGTGTAGGCGTAATGCAAGATACATTTTATAAACTGAGAATTCATCCATTATCATAACGGCAGTTTGCCCCTAGGCTTCATATAATTTTGTTCTTCGGCCTCGACCTGAATTTTATCACGCAATGATTGATTAATCAGATTTGCGACCGCTTCTACATCAATGTCAATGTCATTGCAATACTGTATAATTGCGTCCATATAACCTATTTTATCAGAAATTACTCTATTCTCAATATAGAGTGAGAACTCGTTTGGCGATCTAAATCGTTTCGTGATAACCAAACCATCGGTTAGCTCTTCAATTTTATAAGTTTCGGTCATATTACTTAAAAAGGATTAGTGCGAGAAATGCAGCATGGACAATAAATCCAGCTCCAATAGTTACAATGTGCAGCATATCCTTGATGATTGTTGCTCGGACAAACAACATAGCAAGCCCGGCCCACATCAAAAGAATTAAATCGACCGGAGGCATCTTATCAGATAGCCCAGACATAGTTGCAATCATTGTAGGAATAATAGATGCATGGATAAGAACAATACCAATCCAGGCAAATGTTTCTGCAGTAGCCTTCGTCAACGTATTGTTGAAATAATCAATAACTGCCTGCAGGTCAAACTTAAATTTAAATTTGGGTTTGGTTTCAATTTCAGTATTCATAATAATTACTTGTAAAAGATGTGATTGCCAATTTGAGCGATTTTAGTTCTGTTCCACTTTGGATTAACATACGTTGCGTGATAGTACATTGCATTATTTAAACTGGGAAGTCTAAATCCTTCTAGCAATACTTTCTTTGCTACTTCCTGCGATTCACGATATGCAGTATTATGAATAGGTTTTACTCGCGATGCGGTTTCACAATACCAACTAAACTGACAGATCACTTTATCATATACTACAGTCTTTTGATAAATTACTCTACAGATATCGTTGGGAAATTGTCCAGAAGATGCCCTATTTAGAGTAACTTGAGCTACAGCGACTTTACCCTCAAACGGTTCGCTGCCAGCTTCGTGATAAATGTTCCGTGCCAAACATTCCAATTGCTGTTCTCGTACAGCTACAGTAATATTATTATCTTCGTATTTTACTTCTTTGAGTTTTTCAATTTTGCCTTGTGTGATGGATGCGATGGCACCAACTAAAAAGAATGCGGCGATTGCCACAAGAATATTTCGTGTGTATTTAATCATTTGTTCTCCTTCTTAGGAGGGGCAAGATGCCCCTCGGTCGTCAGATTACTTCCTTGATGACTTTTCTGATGTGTTGATTTGAGATACAAACCCGTTTAAGGATTGTGCTTTAGCGATAACTTCCGCTTCTGTTGGATATGCTGGAAATCCGGGATGATCTGGTGGCTGAGCACCTGCATGTCGAGCATTTTCTACTTTGACTTGCCAGTCATTAGAAACTTGCTCACGCTTACCATAATAGTCCTCAGTAAGCATATCCTTCGCCATTTTTAGAAGTTCTAGGCGAATCTCGAACGGTGTCATATTTGACATAACTTTCTCCTGTGTGTTAATGTGTAAATTGACTGAACCAAAGATTGGTTAGTCTCTTTCGCAGCTCAGAATATTCATGCATGATTTCTGAGTGCTCTTTCCAGAGGTGTGTATTAACCTCGAAAAGATTCGGTGCAGGTACTTCAATTGCCGCAGTTCGTTCACCCGGCGATCGGTCCCTTGTTTTTAATCCAAACTTTGTTGCAAGGTGTTGTATAGTTTTATTGTCCTCTATACAATGCATAAACACCTCATCAATATGATTGACCTTGGCCCACGCAAGCATTTCTCTGATTAGCTTGCTGCCAATACCAGTATTCTGTTTGTCATGGTCTACACTAAGTGCAAGCTCCCATGTAGAGCCCTCAGCAGCCATGTGGCCCCAACCAACTATTGTTCCCTGATTATTTTTGGCAACCCACAATTTATGATTATTTTGATCGTATGCAATATTGAGCATTAACTTGTCAATAGCATAGTCGTTTGCCTTGTACCCGAAGCGAAAAATTTTATCTTGCTCAGGTAAATTTTTTAGATGGTCACTATAATTTTTCAATAGTGATATACTTGCAGTTTCAATTCGTATTTGCGACATTGTGTTCCTATGTGTTTGTGTAAAATGGTGGGTATTCTGTTACGAGGAACCCACCGAACCCTAGGCTGCTTTAGATCAAGCTGCCAATGCAAATCTTTCGTCGTTTGCGTTTACGTTATTTTCTTCTTTTTACATCGTCGCTGATGTGCTGTCCACTCTGTTACTCTTTGCCCTGTCGAAACCATGACTGGCCCATTAGAAAGCACACTAGCACCAGCGACCGGATCAATGGTGGGGAATCGAACCCTCGTTGATAATGTGCTTACTGGTGGACCAGGCGGGAGTCGAACCCGCGTCCAGAACACTTTTCTCTTTGCTTCATACAGCAATAATTAAAACGGCGTGAACTGAGTATAAGTTCTGCCTCGATAACTAAAAGTTATGACCTCACCTAATTGGTACTGCTCGTATGTAGTATTACATACTGTTCGCTGTTCATAACGATTTTCATACTGCTGGTTTGCAATACCGGAACCTACAATGGAACCAATAACCGCACCTGCAACTCTAGTGTCACCGTGACCAATTTGGCTACCTACAATACCACCTAGCAACCCACCCATGGTAGATGCGCCTTGGCTTCTAGGTACTTGCACCATATGGTTTGAACAAACCTGCATTGGTCGATATCCCATTTTAGGTTCGACCGAAATTACCTGCGGTTGCTCTTGTGCTACTGCATAACCAGAAATAAGAGTAGCGATCAAAACAAACGATTTAAAATTCATAACTTTTCCTCATTGTTTCTATATTATATATGAAAACAATCAAGCAGTCAACAACTTTTTATCCATTTCATATTGATCTCGATATCGAAGAAGCTCTGGAACCCAAGTATTTCGTTTTTCAACAAATAATAAGGGATCGTCATCTTCAACTGCCATAATAATAACCAATTTATCTACAGGCGTACCAGTTAATTCCTCGTACATAATCGCATATGCTGCGCATTGCATAAAATATGTAGGAATATCTTCTCTGGATTTCTTACGACTAGATGTCTTATAATCAATAACAGATAATCTACCATCAAACTCTGCGATACAATCTACTGTACCTGCTAACCGCAAATGGTGAGAATATAGTCTCTTTTCTTGAAGATGCACATTATTAATTCTATGTAGTAAAGGCAAAATACTAGTAAATAATGGCTTATCAAAAATAGTTAGTTTATCAATAACGTTATTATTATTTAGATAATCCTCACACTGTAAATGCAACTTAGAACCGCGCTTTGTTGCTCGTTGTGAGATTCTATTTGCTTCTTCCTCGCCTACTCTTTTTCTCCATTCAATTAATGCCTGCTTATTAAATGAAGATAGAATAGTTGTAACTGAAGGATACTTTTTACCTGTCGGGGTAGAATAAACCCTTGTCCCATCCGCTGCTGTTATTTGCTCGATAGCAGGGATATCTTTCACCTTAACATGATTATAGATCATAATTTTATTCCGTCTCTGGCACCGTCGCCAAAATTGCATTAATCTCTCTACATACACCCATTACTTTAAAATGCAATGTATCCCATTCTGTATACCATTCAATTGAATGCTCTGGATTTTGCATACTATCTTTTTTAGCAATACAATAATGATTTGCAACTACATTCTCGGGAACAGCATAGGCAGATTCTGTGGGCTTCTCTGGATTTAATAGATCCTGCAATTCTATGCACTTACTAACTAGTAATTCTTTATCTAAGTCTAGAACAATAGCATCTAATTGTTCTGAAGTAATATCTTCAACCTTAATCATTTGATTATCCTTGTAAAACTTCTATGGCATGATTATAGTGTTTAATTCTATCTTCTAATCCTATGAATCCGCCGTTAATTCTCTTTGTTAACATTTTAATGTCTTGTGCGTCAGCTAATGCATTCAAGTTGTTCGAGTTCCAGAACCAGCATGCCGAGTTAAGTGCATAGTATGGTTGAGATAGAATATCTGGATTATCTACAAGGGTGTTGTCATCGAAGAATGCCTGAGAACATCTTGTGTAATTTGATCTACCTGTCAACTGGATTAGACCACGGCCTCTAAACTTCCAACCATCGCCTGTTGATTCGTCACCATTGCCCATTCTGTTAGCATACACTCTATTAGCAATCTTTTCAGGTTTACGGGCATATTGATTTGCTAGGTCATCTGTTGGGAAATACTTACCAAATATTTTGCGTAGTCCCTGAGCACTATAATTTAGGTTTTCTTCCATTATAGTAAACCCGCCTGACTCGTGAGCGCATTGAGCAATGAACGCTGATACTCGTGCAATATCGTCAATATTGTATTGTGGTAGAGTTTCGCAAATAGAGCTGTACCATTCAGATACGTTTTTTACTCTTGGTAATAAATGATGTAGTTTCTCCTCAGTGAAATCAAATTTGAATCCTTCAGACATTTTTTAACCCTTTATAAAAAGAAATAGAGCCAATATTGCTACTGACTCTATTATTTATAAGGGTTATGAACAGTATCGTGTTTCGTAATCTAGTCTAGCTAGAATATACTCTTTGACTATAGCTGATCTGACAATATCGTCTACGCCGAATTCAAATGTTTTGAAAGAGGGCATCATATCGGCGATTGCCATGAACTTTTTGAGTCCAGACATATCAGTTTTACGATAGAGGTCAGTTTGTCTAAAGTCTCCGCAGAATATAATTTTTGATCTGTTGCCAACTCTGGTTATTACAGAGTTAAGTTCCATATCCGTCATATTCTGACATTCGTCAACTATAATAATAGAATCTTCTAATGTTATACCTCTGACGAATGAAGTAATTAAAAATTTAATTGCTCCTTGTTCTTCTAGTCTTTGATAAGCATCTCCTCGGCTGAAAAGATCTTGACAAATTTCTATGTAAGGTTCAGTATATACTTCTGTTTTTTCCTTTTCGTCTCCTGGCAAGTGACCAATTTCCCTACTAGGTACTGCTGATCTAACTATTATAACTCGTTTGTAAGGATTGGATCTATCAAGGACCTCCTCTAATGCGTGATAGAGCGCAATAAATGTTTTACCTGTTCCCGCTACCCCATGGAGTAGCATTATATCAGATTCATCATAAGCATCAAAAAAGTGTTTCTGGTTTTCTGTCAATGGATCAATCGTTTTCATATCATCCAGTCTGATCTTTAGCTTATTAGATGAAGCGGTTGAAGCTAAAGTTAATGTAGGCTGGACGCTATGTGATTGATTTGTTTTTGACTTTGCCATGTATGCCCTCTTAAAGAAAAAGAAAGGGCAATCTAGCCTATAGCTATTGCCCTTCTGTTAGTGTGGTTGATAAAAACATTTTAACGTCTACTTAGTTTGTCTGCCAAGTTACTCTTGTAATTATTGTTGTGTATCTTAGACAAGACTTCTTTAAACCCATTATCCACTGTTCTGACCCCTAGACGGACAGGGTCACCCAGCGCCGGAGCACCTGTGAAATGGGATTCGTGATTCTTGGATTTGCAGGAAGGACACTCCTGCTCGGGACGGGAAGCGTATGAACACATTACATTGAATATGTTTTCGCAATCATTACATTTTAATGTATAAAGAGGCATTATCGTACCATTCAGGTTTTTCTCGTTTTTTCCACGATGCAAGATGTTGCTTTGCACCTACATAATAATTTATATATGATCTGATGGAATTCCCGGATACTTTGTACTGATCTGGCATTGCAGGAGTAGGTTCCGTGAATTCAACATCCGGGATATTTTTCGGGATATTGTTAAGTAAAATAAAACACAAACCGTCTCGTTCGACCTTATGTGTTTTTCCATAGCGGTGAGTATATTCTTTACATAGCTCCACAAGCATAGTTGCCAGCCACAAGTAATTTTGTTTACTTGCACGGGTCCAAACTGCAGATGGATGATTAGCATGCGTAGATTTATATAAAACAGAATCTAAAGAAGACTCTAATTTCCAGCGGGTGATTCTTCGACCAGCTAGTGTAAGCTCTTTGGCTTCTACGCCGTCAAGCATACGATGCGCAGTCGATAACAACTGAGCATATTCGAGAATCATCTTGACTACATGCTTGTCAGTATGTAATTTAGCGCATTCTTGTTGATCTTTATGTAAGTAGAAAATATTCATGTATCATTAACCTTGCGAATTATAATTTTATCGCCGTCGGTATCGAAAGTCAAATTATCGCCCTCCTTCCAACCTGCTTCTTCTAGTAAATCAGGTGGAAAATTAAGTATGACGTCTTCACCGTCTTCCTCGAGTTTAACTGACCATTGCTTGTTAGAATTCGTGTTCATTTGATTTTCTTACTTGTGTCTGCAACGTCTTTGTCTTCACGCAGTTCAATGAAGATAGGCAGGAACAGACGTTCTTGATTGCCACCTTTATCTTTGATACGTGCGTTGTACTTAACCGTTACAATCTTACCAATCATGTTCTTACGGTCTTTCCAATATTCATCACGCTGGGCATCAAGAAAACCTGAACCAACATTAACTTGAATAACACCGTCAGCTGATTCGCAAATAATAGCACCAAGGCGGCCTGCGTTTTTACCTGTACCTTCTTCTACGCCAACGATAGCCAGATCACATTCAAGCTCACCTTTAAATTTGATCTGTTCCTTAGAACGCTTATCTTCCCAGATATTTGTCTTGGACTTGAGAATAGTACCTTCTTGACCTTCGGCCAGGAACTTCTCAAAAATAGATTGAGCCTGAACCTGATTAGACACTTCTTTAGTCCAGACGATATCAACAAAATGACCAATAGAAGTTTTCTCTTTAAGAGATGCTACCTTATTGGTAAGTTCGGCAAAGCGTTCATCATACTTAACCTTGTGGACACCTGCAGTAAAAGAAGTATAGGGAATAGCATCCCACAGTGTTACTCGCACCATATCCGCTTCTTTTTCGGACATTGTACCTTTAACACCCTTACTCAGAATACCGTTGCCTGTTTTACGATCAAGCGGCTTGCCTGCAGAGTCTACAACAAGAAGTTCGCCATCAAACACATAGTCGGCACCATAATAAGAAGCAAGTTTGACCAAGGCGTCAGAAAATAGCTTACTCGGAATAAAAAGTTCTTTACCATTACGGCTCCTATATTCTACAGTGTTACCTTTGACGATTGCGTTGAATCGCATTCCGTCGAGCTTAAGCTGACAATAAGCGGGGAATTGGATTTTATCAACGAGCTTTTGGTCGAATCCAGAAGCCAGCATAACCGGGTAGGTTGAAACAAGCCCAGGCCAGATTTTGTTCGCTGTCGCTTCGGATACTCCGCAACGGAGATCTTTTGCGATGATTTTTTCAATAACACTGGAATTTGACTCATCAAGTGACTCCAATACATTTTTAAGCAACTCAATTGCTGCGTTGCCTGTAACATTACGAGTTTGCAGATTCTGTTCGATCTGATCCATCGCCCACGACAAAGACTTTTTACCTTTGGCGTTGTATGCAGGAATCTTACGAATGTAGAAACTGATTAGCGGGTCAAGTGCAAGCTTGATTACCCGTTGCAAATCTTTGTTATCTTTGTTCTGTTTAAGAATCGCTTCTTTAGCCAGACGAGAATTATCTGCGGCCAACGAATCAAAGATATCGGAGATTGTAGTCATGTTGATTTTTCACCTTACGTTTGTAACCAGTTTTGAGTTCGACTTTTCGCATACGATACTTCGGAGTACGAAGATCCTTAGCGACGTAGTCTCGCATAGGAATGTCTTTAACCTGTTTCATAATACGTTTATTATAATTGAAATCTTCGTCTGTGTCAACCATAAAGATATTAATAAAAAGGTTTTACCTTTTAACTGCTACAAATTTAAGCAAAAAATGGATGTTGTTCTGTATTTACGTTGAATGTAACGCTAGAATATTTGTGAGGTTCGGCCTCAACTTTAGACTTAGCAATTTCTACATCCTTGAGCGAGGCGTAAACACCTACAATGCTTTGCTTTTTATTGCGACCAATTTTATCTCGCCATGTCGCTTCAAGAATGTATCTAATCATGCTGCAGTCGAGGACATTGTAGTCTGCCCTGTAATAGTTTCATACATGGATTCGAATTCTTCATGCTCTTCGATTTCCTTGTTGAAGTTCTGCTTATGGTAAACTTTAGCAAGACGTCGGAAAGTCTTTTTGCTTAGTTCTTTATTCTCGCAGATAGTTTTAATTGCTTCACGAATAAATTCTCGCTCACCCTCAATACGAGTCATGCTTGCTGAAATCTCTTTCATGCAATCAAGAATTTCTTTACGATCTGTGGGGCTAGATGGAATTCCTGCCATAATATTATTTCCTTTCAATATCTTCTTCAATGCAATTTTCGCCGTATTGGATTTCGACGATTTTCAATGGCTTATCAGTTTCATTACAAAGCTGATGCCATTCAGTTTTCCTTAGATGGAGACTTTCAAATTTATTGAACACTCCATAAAGGTCAACATCGGTGCTAGAGTTTAGTGTGTAAACTGTAGCTGTTCCTTCAGCAATGAACCAATGCTCAGCTCGCTCTTGGTGTCGTTGCATACTAAGGCACTTACCAGGATCAACAGTAAGTTCCTTAACTTTAACTTCTTTGCCTTGTTCATGTAGAACACGGTATACGCCCCATGGACGTAGAGTTTTAGGCGCTTTCCAATCTTCGAGAATCCAAGAACTCGAATTCATCTTATCCTCGCCACCCACGCCAAATTCAAAATCAAGATTTAGATCCTGAACATCCATTTCAGGAATATTGGTAGATGTTCTATCTCCGCCGTTAGCAAAAATGATTTTTTCGTTAGGATACAATGTTCTGACAAAATTAATAGCATCACGGGCACTACCATCGTCATCATTAAAAGTAATACAACGATCAACAATACCCATAGTTTCTACAACTGCTCGACGGTTCGCCAAGTCCATAAAGGGGCGGCCTTTTTTACGAGTCAGCCATTCATCAGAATTAATACCTACGACAAGAATATCGCCTAGCTTTTTTGCAGCTTTAAGATATGAAATATGGCCGGCGTGGATAGGATCGAACCCGCCAGTAACTAAAACAACTTTTCTCATTAGCGCCTCATACTTGAAATAGATTTTGCCTCGTCATCGTTAAAGATGGGAACGGCATTAGATTTGTGCATAGTACCAATACCTAGAATTTTGGTACCTGTATACTTAGGTGTCTGCTTGACGGTAACTGCGCCAGTATGGCCTGTATCCTTGCTCTTAACTTCTTGAGTAACACGACCAGTAAGCTTGTACTCTAGTTGGTTAGAAGTTTTAAGCTGCTTAGATGTCGGACCGTACTTTTTAATGAGTTTTTGCCACTCAGCGTCCAACTCACGGGCACGTTTAGCCTCTTCTGCAGATTTAAACTTCTGTTTACCCTTTTTCTTACCGGTTGTAGAAAGCCAAGGACCTACGATGTGCATTGTCATACCGAACACTCCATAATATAATTAAATTATAACACCTTTTTCAATATTTGTCAAATGCTCTGTATTTGTGGTGGTTATATAATCTCGGATCGTTTTTGGGGTCATCTGGGACATCATATGAAACTGACCATGCATTGGTGACCTCTACCGGTTCGTCTCGTTTGAAAATCCGAGTTAGCCTTTCAAAGAGACCCTGGATTTTTTTGCTGGGGGTTCCTTTACCTTTTCTTCCTTCGGTGCAGGAGGTGGAAGCAAATCTGGGAATGCTTCACGAACAAGGTCTTCTTTAATGGACTTATATTTTGTTTGTAACTTACGATCCTTTGCCAAGCACAAGTCCTCGGCCTCTGACCAATGTACACCTTCTAGAAGTTGAATAAACAACTGTTCTTTTCTAAATTTGTTTACATTAGTGTTAGGATCAAGCCAAATATACATACGGCGGAATTCCTGAAACAAATTAGTCTCAGAATATCCAACCGGGATTTGCTTATCCTTTTTAAACGGAGGCTCGCCGGCGGGCAAATCCATTTTTACATTAGGGTTGAAGTTAATTTGCAATAGACCACGCATAACCGGGTGGTCATATGCTCTAAAGACTTTAATTTTATCTTGACGTGAAGAAGCCTTCTCTACTTCTTCAAAGATTTGTGGGACAGATGTTCTCATCAAAATTCCTCGATCAATTCCATCATATTTTTCATTTTATGCTTAATGAAGAAATCCAAAAGCATGCTCTTGTTTTTATCAGGTTGCCCTGTGTAATTATTTATAATGGCATCTTTAATGTTTTGCGGAATGTAACTAAAGTCGACAAGTGTCTTGTTACGAGCGAATCTAGTTTTGAATTCGTCGTCACTTGGCATTGTCGTTTCATCTTTGTACCATTCTGCAAGTTTCTTAGATGAAATAGGTTTTTGTCGTGTGCCTGTTTGAATGCTATCATCAGCAGACAATACATTAGGTACACCATCGCCCTTATCGCCCTTAATTGTATGTTCGAAGATATACTGCTTCGGAGACATATCGGGCTTGACAAACTTCTTTTGAACAGGCGAGAACTGTTTCACATTCTTATATTTCTGCAACTGAATAAAATCATGATCGCCAGAAATGATTAGAAATGGCTTCGGGTCACCTTCAAAGATTGATCCATTCTCAAGATCATTTGTCTGAGACCACTCTGCAAGAACAGCAATAACGTCATCTGCTTCTGCGCCTTCGACGTTGACAACTTTATAAGGAAACACCGCATTAATTTCCTCACGGATAAGATTCAACGCCTCGAAGATTGCCTTCCAATCGAGACCAGACTCGTCGCGGGCTTTCTTGCGGCCAGCCTTGTAGAGCGGAAATACTTGTCGGCGCCAATATGTTTGGTTATCAATCGCAATAACCATTGGGCCATATTCCTTGCCAAATTTTTGCTTGTAGCTTCGAATAGAATTCAAGATCATGTGGCGAAGAAGCGGCACCTGAATCTCTACATCTTTTCGATTACCAATTTCCATCATAAGATTAGAAATAGCTGTTTGGCTATAATCAACAACAATCATAATATATCCTTAAAGTGTTTCTGTAGCTGTTCCGGGTGTACTACCGTCTTGGTTTAATTTGCCTTCTAAAATCTTTTGCTGATATGCAGCATAAGGTGTTAGTGCTTGTTTAACTGATGGAATAAGTGTCGCATTCAACAATTCATTACTGCATCCAGAAAGAAGATTGAATACCAAGAAGTTAATATAATTTTCAACTGCTCTTTGAATAATTGCCTTGTTCAACTTAGATGTAATAACATCGTTGAAATTAGATACACTGGTCTTTAATGAATTTACAGATAGCAACAACTCAGGCAAACCCAAATTACCAGCAATACGATTAATGAGATTTTGTTTTAGCTGCTCAATAACAGCACCACTCTTTAGACCATCAATCAATACTTGCAGATTAACATCCGGCACATCTGAGGCAGGCTTACATCCATCACCTAATAAATCTGCAAGTGTACAACCGCCGAAGCCGTTTGCAGTATTAGGTTCAACGACACCTGTCAGTGTGTCTGTATGAGTTTTGAAATTAACTAGCTCTGTTCGTAGCCCGCTTAGTTTAGATTGTTCGTCAAGCAAGTTTGCGTTGCTTGGATCGGACAGCAATGCCTCATCAATTTGCGCCAGGCGCTCATCAATTTTGCCGATCGTCTCTGTTGTTACTGTACCTACCGGATTATAAAAGAATTGTTGTGCCATTCGAGACATTGCATTAATGTCCCCGGTTAGAGAATTCAACTGATTCGTTACTTGTGTAACTAGCGCAGCGATCTGCTGAAACTCTGTAGGTAGAGCTCCTCGTGTGGTAATCTGACGATACCCCTGAGATAGCTGAGTGTAAACTTGTTGTAGTGGACTACCGCCAATCTGAGCTAAGATAATTTTAACTAATTGACAGTATGATAATTTTAAAGCCATGTTATTCCTTACTTGATTACTCGCAAGATAACCATGTCTGCATTCATACGACCACTAACGGGCTGTTCTTTTGAATTAATAGTATCCATGAACTTTCGTAGTTGTACTTTGCCTGCATTGGCCAATGCCTTAATTTGCTCTGCAGGTTTACGCAGAGTCTTTTGACAACATTGGTCGGGTTCATAATTTTGCAGGCTAGTGTTCTTAACCTGAATACCTGAAGCAGAGTCTGTACGATACACAATCAATTTACGTTGTTTGGTATTATAGAGCCAGACTTGTTGTGCGCCTACGATTTCGGTAGGAGATACTGAAGTTAGATTCAATTCATCAAACTGTTTCAAATACTTAAGATTACGAACTTGAACGCCTGCAGGCTTTGCCTTAACGACACGTGGCTTGCGATTTGCCTTTTTAAACTCTGAGTATTTATCACAGTCTTCTACAAAGGTACCTAGAAGTTTAACTAGGTTCTTGATCTTTTTCTTCGGAATATGTTTATACGCTTCTACAAGTTGTGAATCCTTGCCTTCGTACACTTCAATATATTCGCGAAGTTTCTTTTTAGTCCAGTCTTTAACTGCAGGAACATACGGCTTAGGTGTTTGGCGAGACTGCATATCTTTATACAATGAGAAATCTGCATCCTCATAGATAACAGCATCCCAACTACCTTCAAGCTCTCCGATATATTCAGAGATCTTTTCTTTCATTGCATCTTGAATAGATGTCTTTGCAACAACTTGTACCTGATTCACAGGAGCAGCAATTTTTACACTGTCGACGGTTGCCAACACTGTACGAATAAAGTTATTAAAATCATTAAGGTGCTTATCTGAAAGTTTCGCACCATTAAGGATAAGTCGAGCGATCCAACCATAGGTAGGAACAATAGACGTATCTTTTACTTCGTCGAATGTTTTCAACTCCGACGGCATTTTCTTTTTGATATATTCTCGAATGTAGCGACGTGCATCACTCTTAAGTTTTTCTGCAGAATACCAATTCAATGCTCGCATAAGGCGAGGTGCGTAACGCTCGTGCTCGCAATCAACAAGCAACGGATCCGGCTCTGCATTAATACTAGCTACTCGAGACATTTTAACCTTTCGTTATTCAAAAACAGAAATAGAATCATAACGAACAGATCGCCACGCATTCTTTTCTAAATCCCAAACACTAATCACGTCTGGATTAGGTTTGCGAACAGATACTTCTGGTGCTGGAGGCAATGCACTTTCCTGCAAGGTGCATTTCATATATCTAATAGTACCATCTTTTTTCGTGAACGTCAAATTTACTTCACCGTCACGAAGTTTGGATTTCAACAAATCAACATCAATCATATCTATGTCCTTTAAAATTTAATTATAACACCAAAAAGAAACCCTGTCAAGCGCAGGGTTAATAAAAAGGTTTTAATTTTTAGGAACTTTATACGTTTCAATTGGTGCGATTTCTTCGTCGATACTCTTTTCCAAGTATTTTCCGAATTCCCGCTCCATATAATATCGAGCCATTTTATTAGTGCACTGTTCCATTAAACTTGTGGTTTCATCTTCAAGCCAAAAACGAACAGGAGATTTACCCCAAGTTTTAGTTTTAAGAACAGAATGAAAAATTTTTCGATGTTCTTTAATTGTAGGATTGAATGTAACCCATGGACGAGAATATTGTTCAACTTTACTCATAATATGTTCTAAATCCTTTAATGTTAAAACGATCAGGCAATTCTGTAAATAAACCCCAGTCACCACTAGTGTGATCTAATTCAATATTGTTAATATCGTGAATATCGCCAATATAAACAATACTAATCGTAGAATATGTTGTATTATTAGAAAAAGAATTTTCCGTATAAGTATCCTCATAAAATCCGACTGGTTTTAATTTGTCAGTATAATCAATACCAATCTCTTGTTTTATTTTTCTGATAGCAGCTTCCTCAGCAGTTTCACCTTTATAGATTCTACCACCGATAGGCCAGAAAACTCCCTTGCAAGGTTCTTCCAATCTTTTAATTAAAAGAAATCGACCTTTGTGTTTTAAAACAACATCAACACAAACATTGATAACGTTATTAATTACTGCTTTGTATAACTCGGGTTCAATGTAACTCATACCTCAACCAACATATCCATGTTAAAACCAGTATCATCTTCATAACCATCATACCCACGTGGGTTACAAACAATGCGAGTAGAACCAATCATATAGTCAAACGCATTATGTGTATGACCGTGAGTCCATAGTTTAATTTGTGGATTGTCAAGAATAAATTCAGACAGATCAGAACTGTAACCACCATTCATAAGATGATCTTCAGCATATCTAGGTTTTGTAGAAAGCTTAGACGGTGCATGGTGCCCGCATACAACAAATTTACTATCGAACTTACCTTCAACTACCTGCTTGATATAAGACAACGTATGCTTATGTTCTTCAACTGCATCTTGCGGGTTGAATTTAGATGTACGGGTGTGGAAGTTTCCGTCTGCATCTCTAAAATGAGTTTGTCTATTACTGTTCCCAACAACTCTAAAATCATTCATCATACTTTGAATATGATAAAGTGTTAAAGAATCTTCCTTGTTCATATCAGTCCACAGCGTGCCGCCGATAAAGGTCACATCATCAATCACTTTAGTATCTTTATCTAAGAAATAGATATTACTAAATTCAGACAAGGCACCTTTTAGAATATTTGCTGAATGCGCAAAGTCACCGTGATAATGTTCATGGTTGCCCATGACATAGATTACATGCGAAAACTGAGAACTACAACGGCTGAAAAAATCTATGATGCGATTGCTGCGAGAACCCTCCAGAAACTCATGGGGATCGGGGCGACCAATATCAGCAGCTACGCAGATATCTCCGGACAGAACTAGAACATCTGCGCCGTTATTTTTAATATCAATATCTGCGAATTCAAGATGCAGATCGGAAACAATTTTAATCTTCAATGTCATTATCAAAGTCTTTAAGTTTTTCAATAACAATTCTATCTGCGGCATCTTCGCCGAAGGACATATTGTTATGGTAAACTTTCACCAAGCCTTTTCTCGCAAGGCTTTCCATAGTAATCATAACCATGAATTTATTTACTGTTTGTTGTAGTTCAGTATCGTTAGCAGACGTAATACCCTCTGCCCTGGACAACATTTCGGCGATTAGAACAAGATCAGCTAAGCGAGGATCCTCAACTGTATCTTCTTCTTCAATATCAAAGTTTGCTTCTACGATCTCACTAAATGTTGCGAGATCAGAATCGGAAAGATTCTTAAGAAAGATGCCAACAGTTAGATACGGATTTTGCATCAAGTCTGCGGCAAGCAAACGTGTTACCGGCAAGCATTCTTTGCATGCGAGAACACTATCATAATTAATTTCAAATTCACCGATTTGATCTTCGTCGTCAGTCATTCCAGGCTTTCATGTTGTTTAACATAATTCTTAATCTTTTCTAGGAGAGTAAGATATTTGTGTGGATATACTAGACCGTATGTAAACATACTACCGTCCCACTTTTTGTCCTCTTCCAGAAGACAGATAACTTGTTCTAGTAGCTCTACAGCAGTTTCGTTTTTATCCATATTTTTATTATATTATCTTTTGTTGGGAAAGTCAAGCATTATTCTTGATAGAATTTATCTTGATAAAGGCGCTGTTCTTGAGGGGTCAAATCTCCAAAAATTTTTCTTGGATTTGCACACATAACACATTTAGGATTGCCGCAATCAAGGGCATGATGTTTAGCATATCTATGTGGTTCCTTTTCCTCTATCCCGTATGTTTTGGCAATTTTACGTTGTTTTTCAATTTTAACCTCTTTCTTATGAATTCGGTTAGCATGTTTTGCTTTTTGATCAGGATTGGACATAGTTTGCTCCTTGGGTTTAGTATTTATTTGTTTGAAGCCTCAAATTGTTGTATTGCTTGTCGAGCACGTTCTTCAAGTGTAGCTACAGTCATTAAGGCATTCTGCGCCCACAACTTGTATTCTGTGTGTGTACCTTCTGTTTTGGCAATTTTAGCCAAAGCCGACATAGAGATCTTAACCATTTCCTCGGTATACTCCATCATTGTTTGATCTAGTTCTTCTTCGGTCATTTATTTACCTTTAATAATTCCTCAATACGACGCTTCCATTCAATCGCATCTTCTTCGTAATCAAAATGGGGGCTCAATACAATATTTTCATCATAGTCTTCAACCCAGAAATATACTTGATCTACATCGTCACAAATTAATCGCATACTTTATCCTTATGACAACCATACTTTCAATGCCTTGACCAACAAGTCAAAGACATCCGGGTCTCCTGTAAAGAGAACCATGAATACCAATAATGTAGTAGCCCATTTGTACATAGTTTAAACAAGTTCCTCGACAATGCCAAGAATTTCAGCAACAATGATAAACACGCCTGCTAAGATTATGCTCTGAGGCCAGATCATAGAAATACCTGCAGCAATTCTTGTTGCACTTTTTACAAGACTAACATAAAAATGCCCAGCTCCTGGATCTTTTAAATTCATAGAAGCACACCTCGATGTACACAGCTATAACCATCGGTGCTCTTCATTAAGACACCGCCTTTAGATTCACAAATTTGTTGGGTGATACTTTGCTTTTGCATGGTGTATGCCATGATACCAAGGCAGACTGCAACAAACAAAATCATCAAAGAATAAAATACGCGATCAGACATTTTCTGTTTCCTTACTTTGTGAATTAAACCCTCGTACATCTGTTAGTTTGATTAACTCAAAACGATTTTGAGTTTTAACCAACGTCAGCCCTGCACGGGTAATGGCTAGCAGAATATCTTTCTGCTCCTTGTCAAAGCTATTATAAACGAATTCCAAAAGATTTTCTACATCTTCTACATTCACCCATTTGCCACTTGTATCGGTTTTGATAGACTTCATGGCCTCGTTTGTTTTTGTATTCATATTAACTAAAAATTAGAAAAATTGTAATGAGCAGAGCAATAAATGCAGTCACGAGCCAGGGCATAACTTCGTGATCTGCAGGTTGGGGTTTATCTTCGTAATTCATTCTTTACTCTTTAATTCAGCAGAACTAATCTGATTACAACGGGTACAGACATACCAGTAGGTATTAGATGTATGTTCTTTGGTTAAATCAGGAATCCAGTTATGTTTACAATTCATTTGTTTTATCCTTGTTTTTAATATATTCTTCTATTGCAGTTTTCTTTGAACCAAAAATTTCTGCACCACAACACGCACATGACCAAATATCAAGATATTGCAGACGTTCCTTCGTTTGGTCTTCTACAAACGCTATCCAGCCATAATGAATGTTATTTACAATGTATGCGGTTTGATTCCAAATCCATCCAACCTTGGTCCAGCCTTCATCTCCATCTTTGCGATAAAGAGGTATAGGCAAATTCCACCAGCGTAGACGCTTAACTTTCCATGATGGATTGGTCATGCCTGCCCCCTTGCGCGGATGGCGGCGGCGATTTGAAAATCTGCCCATTCGTCGCGCCAATGATCTTCAAAAAACCTTGCAAGTTCCTCACGCTCGGCAGCAGCGACAAGGGCGGCAAAGCGTTCAATCTCCTCGGTGAAACACACCCAATCGTGACTGTCCTTGAACAGTTCTTCAAACCCAGCCTCCCGCGCCCAGCGAATCACATCGTCACGGTTCATGCGTTCTTCTCCCGCAGCTTGGCTTCGAGAACGGTGTATACATCGACCAAGGAATGACTGTTCCATGTCCGCATCCTGTCGCCGATCATGTTCAGTTCATCTTGATTCAGCCCCACCCACGGCTTGCTTGCTGGTGGGGATGTGTAGAGGGGCGTGTAATTCTCAGAATCCCCTCGTTCCCAAACCACTACGCTCGGGACTTCATCTGACCCGTGTTCAATCCACGCCACCGGCTCCTGCTGCTGTGCCTTGAGCCTTGCGTTCTCATTAGTCAATCGTGCAATCTCCGTCCGCAGTTCGCACATGGCGTCCATGTTTTCGTGCGGGTGGCTACGACTGCATCCATGCTGTGCTGGCTGCTCGGCCAGTGCTTCGCGGCAGTCAATCAACAAATCTCTAACTGCATCGTGGTCTGCAAGCTCCGGGTTGTACAAACCACCGCCAGCCAAATAGTCTGTGATTCTTTGCGCCAGGCGCAGAGCGGCCTCTTGTTTTGCAATCTGTTGCTCCAGATTTTCAATACGCTGCTTTAGTACATCGGCAATATGCATTCCGAGTTCATGGGGCTTAATCGTTGATCGTACCCAATCAGTTTTATCAAACCATTCTTTTAATGCAGGTTCCATTATTCAAGTCCAAAGTTTTCTTTAATATCGTCTCTAATCTCTTTTAGAGCAGCATAGGTCCATTCGCAGGCCAGTTCGCCAGATACACTGTTACCTACAGGGATACGATAAGTTTCGATTTTATCAATACAATCTTTAATAATCAACTCGGCAAATTCTTCGAGTCGCACGTGGCTAATGCAATGTTCCACCTTTGCTTGTACAGCAAGCTCTGTAAGTCGTTCGTTCATCACTAAACTCCGAAATGTTTTCTAATATCCTTAGAGGCCTCGACGCAGGCCATATCCCAGGTATGTCCGAATGTTTTTCTTACATATTCGTCAGAATCGGGAAAAGCGGTACGGGCCGCTACACCGGCACATTCTTTAATAATCAAGTCGGCGAACTTTTCAATGGCCTCTTGGTCGTATTTGTCCATGTTGTTCCAACAACCGTCGGCAGTTAGACCTGCGTCATACATCAGCTTTTCTAATACTTCGTTCATCATTCTATATTCTCAGTTCCACTCTGTCAACAAAAAGTTTTTTCTACACTGTGCCATTGTTTTGGTTCACCGCAAGTCCGGGTCTTTATCGTAACAATCAAAACACACGGCATCATGTTTAGGCCCCATACTATGGTAAATTGCACCGTTACAATACTTACATAGTATAAACGCCTGAGTCACAATAGAACCCTTCGGGGGAGCGTAGAGTTTATAGAAACCCTCATCACGTTCAATCCAACCTATTTGCTGACGATTTTCGGTCATACGCCAAATTTCTTTAGCTACATCAGAAGATCTCATATTCTACCCTAAAACAAAGACACCGGCGGAACATTAGAACCACCGCTCTTATTAAGTATATGCCGGTACTTCTCCGGATGCTTTTTCATGTCCTCAAGTCGTTCGAGGAATCGTTTCTCAATCAAATCCATCTGATCCGGTTGGTCAAAAAATTCTTTGATCTTTTTAAACAGATTCATCATTCAACTCCGAAATGTTCTTTAAGTTTACTTTCTGTAATCGAACCAACTTGACTAATTTCAATGCATTCCTTAATAAGCAACTCGGCAAATTTATTAATATTATCGTAACCTACTAATGCCCGATTCTTTGGTTCACCATGAATAGGAATCGCACCAGCCTGTGCCGCAAGCTCTTGAATTCGTTCGTTCATCATTCGACTCCGAAATGTTCCAAGATACCCCTGGGACCATCGTATGCCAAACTGGCACATTCCCTCACAATCAACTCGGCGAACTTTTCTTTACTGAAGACCAAACACTCGAAAGAATTTTCATCCTTCACTGTAATATACGATTGTTGTTCAAGCTCTTTAATACGGGTATTGGACATTTTTTGGCTCGTTTTTTCTGGAGGAAATTTTTTATAGAGTAGAATATTAGAAATAGATCAAAGATCGTATAGACTCGGAATCTATATAGAAACGATTAGGGAACGACTGGACTATTTTTGGGTGTAGATTTCTGGGGGAAAAATTTTTTAGATGAGAAAATAAGAATAGAAGTGAGGGACTTAGAGCAGGGCGTAGAGCAGAAAGGGGTAAAACACGGATAAAAGGGCAAGGTGGTGATATACCCGTTATGCTATCGGGGACCCTAACCTATAATTATATAGGGGGTCCTGATGCTATATACTTAAGCACTCTGCATACGTTACCGTTTCGTGAATCCTTTCGGTCGGCTCTCGCAAAAAGCAAAGGTTCCGTGCTCGATTACTTGAAGTACCTTGGCCTCGCATTTCTGCTTCGTTTCGTATTCTCCGACTCCGACTGCTGGGGACGTGAGAGTGAATCCCATGATGAACAGAACGTAGGTCATACCAGGGCCTTCACGATCTCTACGATGAAGGGAATCGCCAGAGTGATACCGAAGAGTGCTGCGTATGCGTAGTCTTTAATCATGATGTTTCCTTGTTGCTATGACTCTATTATATGATCTTTACCGAACGGTGTCAATTACCACGGATTCGTAGAGTTCGAAGAGATCTAGATCGGACATCGTGTCCAACTCTTCCTCGAAAACACCGTATTCGGCGATCAGAGTCTCCTCGGGTACGGCGAACAAAATTCGCTGGGTCACCAGCTCACGCATGCTAATCATCGCTTGGCCTCTTGCATCTCGCACAAAATGAACTTCGCGATGTTCAGCTGCTTGCGAACTTCGTCCTTCGCTCCCATCGCCGCACACTCTTGAGCATCGGACAAAATGCCCATGACCACCATCTCCAGACCGCTGAGCTTTGCGGTGATACCGTTCATGTAGTCTTCACGAATGTCTGCTGTCGTCATACCAAACATTTCGATCTCTCTTTGCTCTACCATCGCATTCTCCTTGTTGCTGCGCTATGTCTATATTATAACACCAAACGGGCAAGAGTGCAAACCAAAAGACCCTTTCGTAAAAAGGGGCTTTTCGAAGACTTAATTAGTCTGTTTTAATATCTAGGTACCAGAGTGCGCAAAATCGTGAATTTTCGACGTTTAAGTCATTGATTTACAATGTCTTTTTTTCGAGAATTTCGAGTAGATCACACCAATTTCGACGCTGCATGGGACACTTCGTCGGCGTGGACCTTGAATGCTCTGGAGAACTTGCCGAGCTTCTCACGTAGCGTGTACTTGCCGTATTTGTCGAGCGTCAGGGGTCGTGCTTTGCTAGCGGCACCTTTACAGGAAACCAGTCCGCGAGTCTCTTTGCTATAAAAGACATCGTTGGGAACCATGTTAATGACACCGTCGTTGGTGAAGACCTTCTGCAGCTTGTAGACCAACGAGAGACCCATGCGACCCTCGATTACACGAATTTCAGGGGATGTAGCCAGTTCAACGTATTCACGCATTTCTTTCTCCAATATTACTCGAAACGACCCACGAATTGCTCGTAGTCGTAGAACCCAACGACCTGGTCCTCGAAGTAGAACACTATAATGCCGCCGATGTTCTCACTGCTATCGTAGAGCTCTTTATTAGCGTACATCACTCGTTCAATTAGAGCTTCTGTAATATCGATGCCTTTAGCAAACGCTGCATCTGCTTCTGCGCTATAATCAATCGTATACTCTGCTGTTGCATTGCAGAACTCGTCAATTGCATCGTACATAGTGTAGACCTTTCTTTCTTTGCTACATAGAGTATTATAACGGCATCACGAAAAGCGGTCAATAGCTTTTTGACGGAAAACGGGCAGTGGGATCCGCACGGAGCTTCATGCCAGAATTGGACTTGCCACGAGCACTAACAGCCTTCGGATTCTTACGGCCTTTGAGTTGCTCGACAACACCCCCAGAAGCCAGGAAACGGGCGATCGCATTCTCTTGAGCCTGACGCAGTTCTGTTTTAGACATTTGCTAAGTTCCTTTCTCTGTTGCTATGCCTCTATTATAGCACAAATGGACAACTTGAACAAGGGGTAACCCGTAGGACAAAAGGGGTACTCAGGGAGCTTGACACGGAGCGGGAACGATGTTAGAATTAGGGATAAAAGAAAGATTAATAAGAAAGTTAACAGATTTAAAAAAGAATTAAAAAATAATAAATTCGTTTATAATCTGATCTACCCCCGATCTTTCTAGCCATAAATACAAATCAAGCACTCATTTTCTCATTTCTAAATAGGCTCGATTATATTGCTCTGATCCCTCGATTAGCACAATAATATTGCTCTAATAATGTTTCTAGCGCAATCTTTATATACTTACGCTATACGATTTCGTCTATATTCTTTCCCTTATCGGTGCTTGGCCTCTTATATTCTTCTCCGAATATCTCTTTATAATCCTTTAACGCTTCTTTCCACTCGTCGTAGCTAATATCTGAATCGTTTTGCATTTTATGCATCAGATTATCGTAGTACTTTTTAAATAGCTTACTGAACATCTTTATTCGTAATGAAATAATGTGCTATAACGATAATGGGAAGAACGGATATTGCTATACTTAATGCTTCGTAGAACCAGGGGGATAATGGAATTAATACTGCTACGATTTGTGCTAATATAATCGCGATTGAAACTCTTACCGGAAGAGTAAATGGAAAAGGATTAATGTAAGTGTATTTCATTTCGTTTACCTTAAAAGAACCCGGGGCCACGCTTATTATCTTTGTGGGGAGTATCAAACATAATATATTCGATGACACGTCCCACGGCGGCGATTGTACCAAGAGTTCCGAGGATTACTAGAGTCATTCGATAATCCATTGCCAACAATGCACACAGGACCACTACTAGAAACAACACACTGATTCGAACCGATAAGGGCATATCGGAGAATCGATTCTTGAGTTCTTTAAACATATCAGGCTCCTTGAGTCAGAACATACTTGGCCAGGGGTTTCCAGTCGCCACCCTCAGCGCAAATTTTGGTTGTAGAAATAAGCGTACGCAAGCTCAGATTGCTCACGGTGTTCATGTGCTCACGAATAAATTCCATGGCCTGAGTCTTGTCTTCCATGCTATAGTCCTGCAGGAATTCGGGGTCTTTGACCAGAGTTTCCATGCGCTCGACCTTCTGTTCTTGAGTCATCGTCAGGTCCACGCACATTGCTCGCGAACGAACTGCTTGGTCAACACGATCCAGGTCCATGTTGGAAATGAACACAATCGTGCCTTCGAACTTGAAGCTACGGGGCAAGTCGTCATCACGGATGTCTGCGTTCCAGTTGATCCAGCGCTCGCCGTACGAGTCCAGAGCACCTTTGAGCAGATTCAACGCAACCGGATCTTTGAGCACCGAGTCGCAGTCGTCAAATACCAGAACCTGGCCGTTACCCTCGAACAGAGTACGATACAGGCCCTTAGCGGTACTGAAACCCTTGACCAATTTGAATGCCTTGTAGGTCGGAATGCGAGTACCTTCTTCGAACTGAGCCACGTCTGTGGTGTCGATCAGGCCCTGATTCTTGAGTGTCTTCAGGACGGTGTGAGTCTTACCCAGGCCACCTTGCCCGGTGATGATTGCACTGGCGATTGTTTTCTTGGCCACCATCTGAACCATTTGAGTCACGAACTCAAAACGCTTGTTGATGCCAAACTCGTCAACCTTGGGTTGGGTGTTGACCTGGCCCTGGGCATTGATCAAAGTACCAACCCCCAATTTGTAAATCTGATCTCGAACATAGGACTCATGCTTGCTGCGGGAAACCATTTTGCCGTCAACGAAACCTTCGTAACGACCTTTTGCATTGTTGTATTTGACTGTTACTTGCATCATCTGTTCCTTGTTGCTATGCCTCAATTATAGCACACTTTGGTCGGGCGGACAAGCAAAACCCTTGTACGAAAAGGGTCTTTACCACAGAATGCAAGCCAAACGATCAGCGCTGGGAAACATCTCAGCACACTGCCACGATTTAAGATAAAATGCCAAGATGAATACCACGATAAGAAAAATACCTAAAAATCTCACAATCGCTCCTCATAACCTTTACCAAAACCAATGTAGATATTGAAACAACCAATTAGAATAGTTGCACAATATTCATGTGGGAATTTACTGAAATAAATCGCCAGACCAAAACCATTTGTAATACTAAATTGAATTTTATCTCCAGAACCCATTTAAATCTCCTTAATTAATTCAATAACCCAGCTAACAGGAATATCATATTTCGATGCGATTTCGACGAAACTCAATTCACCTGAATCAATATCTTTTTTGATATTATCAAGATAATCTTTCATAATTCAACTCCAAAATCTTCTTTGAATCTTTCAATCAACTCTGTATAGGATTCATTTCGAATCTTAGCACCATGGACTTTCATGAGACATTCCGTCACAATCAACTCGGCGAACTCTTGCTTATCTTGTTCGGTCCAAACAAGACCGCTAAACCCATTTTGGGCCTGAATCAGTTCAAAAATTCGTTCGTTCATCGCCATTCACCTGCACGGTCGGGGTTGGTTTGCCAGTGCGCCCAAGTAGAAAACTCTTTGTTGTCAGCCATACATTGTTCAACATCAGCTAGGATCTTTTTGAGTTCGTCAATGTTGATAGCAAGAAACTTGATAGCGGTACTCAATGCCATACTTCCTGTCATAGTTGGCAGGAGATAGTTCTCTTTCATTTCAGCAAGATGCTTTTCCTTGCCCTCGATTGTGTTACGCAGATTCTCTGCTACGGTTTGGATGTTCATCATTCAACTCCGAAATGTTGTTTGATCCTGTCTTTGATAACTTCCGAAACATTGCCATTGATACCAACTTCACGACTATACCAAACCTGTTCCATACATTCCCGAACAATCAACTCGGCGAGTTTTTTTGTGTATGTTTGATGGAACTCGCCACCTTGATCCACGATTGAATCAGCATAGTCTTCGGCTTGATATGCTAATTCTTGAATTCGTTCGTTCATAGTGTTCTCAATCAAAACGATGTGCCCAACGACTTTCGTAAATGCGATCCATAGCAGCCTGACACTCAGGATCCTTCATCAAGTCTTGAACCTGCTCTGTAGCAAAATCACGGATGAATTGTTCTTCTTCTGCGGTCAGCGGCTTGGCTCTGCGGCCACCACGCTTAATACCGCTCAGCAGTTCGTAACGTTGGGCTTTGGTGAAAAAACTCATTTTATTTTCCTCGCACGGATTTGCTGGGCCACTGTAGGAGTTTCATATTCAGTATCCCAGCCCCAACCCTTGGCGTTATCCTCGGGCTCTTTGTCGTACAGCTCGTATGCCTTCTTGGCCATCTTTGCAGTCTTGAATTTGATCTCGGTGATCTTACCACTGCGATACTCGATGTAGAAATATGCTCCAGGCATATCTTTCTCCTTAAGCGAACAGTTTACGGAAATCACGCATCGCTACTCGGAATGCTCGCACTTCTTTGTCGTTGAAATTGTCCAGATCGTTCTGCATTTCCTGCAGTGTTTCCAGAAGACCCAGGCCAAGTTTGTCTTGCACATCTTGGATGATTTCAATTGCTGTTGTGAAGTCCATTTGCTCTGTTCCTTGTTACTATGTCTCAATTATAGCACAATTTGGGCGAACGAACAAGCAAAAACCCTACACTCGGTAGGGTCTTTGTTTAGGTAATAAGAAAGTTAACGATTGCGGCGCCATTAAAAGCACTGGCGAATATATTAATCCACCAGCCAAACGACCACTGCGGAAATCTATTTGCGTGTTTCCAAGATAATATAACGAAGATTATATTAATGATTAAGAAATATTCCATGGTAATTAATCGTGGTCATAATCATCAACCTCAAAACCTTCACGGGTTGCGATAATCTTAACATGGTCACCAAACATTTCCAGCATCACATCTTCCATTGCCGGAGAACAAATCATACTGGAAAATTCATTGCACGATTTTGCATCCACACCGCCGAGTTTCTGAATTAGTTGTTTCACGTTTTCATAATATGGGCTATCTGATTTTAGAATGTAACCAATACTATCTACAGCAAAAACATTTTCTTCCTCGCCCTCATATTCATAACGAACATTCTCGGGATCAGGTGCATTGGTAAATACCGGCTCATAAACATTAAATGTGCATGGTTCGCCGTCATTAAAATACGGAGTATATTGATGCCAAACAACTGCAGTAATAGTTGGATTTTTATCGAAAAACGCTTTGGTTGTTTCTTTAAAAAGAGTCTGGGCAGTTACTTGAAACTCAGCTCGCAGTTTTTCTTGTTCTTCGATAAGTTGATTGAATTTTTCGGTCAGTTCAGACATGATATATTAATCCTCAAGTTTAATGAATTTAGATTTAGAACCTGCGTTCTTCTTCTCGGTACCAGACATCCAGGGTTGGATAGCCATATTGTTTAGGTACATTTCCATGGTGGGAATGAAACCTAAGTCTTGTTGGATGTGGTCTTCTGCGATGTCTCGTGGAGAATACTCCTTCCCGTCCGAGTTGATGCGTGTACGACCAAAAGTTCTTTCGACGATGTAGCACCCGAACGCAGAGTGCAGTATTGCCCGGTGCCGTACATCAGGTACGGCTGCTTTGGAACTGTCGATGAAGTCGTCAATGTCGGCGTAGTCATCTGGGACTCCGCCATACTTTTTGGCGTGGATTTTACCATGTAAGAATGCTTTCATCGCTTGATCTCGACAGGCGGCTCGTCGTAGATATACTGAATGTCTTTAGGTTCAAGAATGACACGATCACGGACGACACCAAACACCTTGATCGGTTCACGCAATTGGACATGGTGGCTGACCTCTCCGCCATACTTTACTCGACTATGGTCAACCATACCACCTACAGGGAAAAGACCAAGATAGATGCCGGTCACATACTTGTTTTCAAGATTCCACATAGATCGCTCCTTGTTACTATGCCTCAATTATAGCATATCTAGGGTTGCGTGTCAAGAATAACCTTATTCCCTCAAGGGTTTTTATTAAACATAGAATTAATAAATTCGTTAGCTTTTTCTTGTAGGACAGATTTTTCTAAATCCATGGGTTCCCATGAGTTACCGTCATAAATCTCAATTTGAAAATTACTATTAATTCTAGAATCACCTGCTTCTGGTGGAAGATCTAAATCTAAAAGTGTAAGGGGAACACGATTTTTATCGCTTCTGGCAATATTAATTTGATTTAGAATATCTCGAATATCTTTTCTATTTTTATAACTGCCGATAAAAACACCATGAGGATCGCTAATTCCTTTTAATGCATATACGCTGCTGACATAGACATAAAAGGCTTCTGACCCCTCATTTAGTTTTTTATGGACATAATTCTTATATTCTGAATGGGTGCCGGCAATGACAAAAAGCTTAGAAGTCTGAGACTGGACCATCGTTAGATTCTTTCTGTGATTTGGAAGGTGATTGTGCTTCTACCTTGATGTTATCTGTTTTGATATTAACATCCCAATCAACTGTAGTCGCCAGCCACCATCCAAACAATATAATCCAAAAAAGATTTTCTTTCATTTTGAAGCCACCGATGAAATTATAGGACCCAAACCTGTGGGGCATTCAATATTAGTACAAGAATATGACATAACACTGTCAAGTTTAATACCGCACTTTGGACATACTTTACTCCAGGTAATAGGATTCCAGGGTATTTCTTCTCGCTCAGGCCAGAGTTTCTTGAAAGGATCCTCTTGGCTAGTAGTCACGGGCTCATATGTTTCAACAAAGATGTCTGGCTTGCAGGCATAGTACTCGCCTTTAATGCCTCGAATGATATAGTCACCCTCGGTTGCAATATGGACTACTTTGAAATCGGGATGTTCTCCATCCTCAAGTGTTCCAATCTCGGCATAGCCTTTGGCACCCGGGTGTCGATCCTTGCCGACTTTACCTATAGCAGCGCCAGCAAAACGGCGCAAGGCATCAATACCGTCTTTAGAATAGACAAATTGAATTGCGTCAATCTCTACCGGCTTCTTTCGATATCTCATTATTCTCTCCTTTGGCACACGCCCAACAGGCTTTGAGCCATTCAAGGCCCCGTTTGTCATCCATATCTTTTAGTTCATCGAAAAAGCGCTCGCCACGAGTAGCGTAGTTCTCAATTTCCCAGAACCAGTCATCAAAGTCTTTATATTTTTTCATAGCATACAACCAAGCACAAAAATGATTAGGGCAACGATAGGATGCCCTGTCAAAGCAACAAACATAGCCAGGATGGTTCCAAAGAATGCTTTGTCTGTATTCATACTATAAGTTTCTTTACGACGCCAAACACAATGCCGGCGGCAGGAATTAATAGCAATAGCAGCCCGAATACGACTGCTACTGCCATTATTAGACCAAGTATACGTTCAATCACTTAGGCATCATCAATGCATTGAAGTTAGCAGGAACAACAATAGTCTGAACCTTGCCTTGCTTAATACCTTCAGAGATATTCAGAGCAGCTTGTGCCTGCATATAAGCAATAGAGCTTGAACTCTGATTAGCAAGTGCCGCCATACGACGAGCTTCTGCTTCTGCTGTCTTGACTTCAACTTCCTTTTGCTTCAGTTCGTTCTTTGCACGAACAAGCTCGTTGGCAGATGTAACTACGCTATCTGCAGGAAGAATGTTACGAACAAGGACTTGCGTGATTGAGATTGCATTGTCAAGCTTTTCATCACGCAGTGTTTGCTGCATAATGTCTTTGACTTTTGTTTCAATTGCTGCACGTTGATCGTTCATATCAAGTGCCTCATATTCTCGAGCTGCTTTGTAAATTGCATTACGAGCAGTCTGCAGAATGTAGTTGTACATCAGATAAGTGTCGCCTTTATAGTCGACGTGGAATGCTTTACTCTTTGAATTGTAGAGCTCTGCAACCTGACTCTGATTCAAATTGTAGATAATAACAGCATCAAAGTCTTTCATTGTACTGTTGTCTTTAGCCAGCGGAGTCATGTCCTCGACCTTGACGTTGACGTCTTTAACCGGGAAGGTCATAACACTGCCAACGATTGTTTGGTTGAATGTACCAGGCAAAAGCTCTTGATTAGAGACCTGTTTATCAAATCCAACACGAAGGCCAACCTCACCCGTTTCAATTCGAGTACATGCTGTCATAAAAGTGATGGCAGCAATAGCAGTGGCCAATTTAGCATAACGATTCATATCAAAGAACTCCTGTAGAAAAAAGATAAAAACAAACTACGAAACCAAGTGCAAAATACAAGGGCCTAAGCCAAATGTCATTAATCATAGTGATCCTCAGAACAGATAAACAATGCCCAGTAGCGCAGCAAATGCGATACTTCCTGCGATTATAAAGTATGTTGCATACTTTGTCAACATCAAAAGTTGTTCGGTTGTCATCTTTTCGGTTGCCTTGATAGCAAGATAACTCAAACCGGTCAACACCAGAAACATGAAAATTACTTTAATCATATTACTTTGCCCAATCCATAATAAATCATTTTGTCAACTTCATCTGAGTAATCTTGACCTAGCCTGCGCTTGAACCAAACTGCTTCAAGAAGTTCTCGCATTGCGTCGCCGTCGATATACTGAGTATTAAGATCCAATCCTCGTCTATCGAGTTCCTGAATTAGATCGTCGTCATCAATTTCTCGAAGAACATCCTCGACATAAACATCTGCATCTACATTTACTGTGACATATGGCATGATTTTTCCTTATACCAAATCAACTTGAACCTCAACGGTATCACGCTCAATGCCGTCGGTGTAGTTGTAATTAAAGCCAAACCCAACAGAAACTTCGCGGCGACCAGCAGCTTTGGCCAGTTGACGGTCTGATGCCAGATTCATTAGCGCCGTTTGAACTGCCATACGATGCTTGCGGGTCATAATGTCACTGGTACCACTAACGGTAGTGTAAAACCCTACACCGTCAACGATTACACGAATACGCTGGCTATTCTTGAAACCGTCGATGAATGTTTTAGTACGCATTCTAACTCCTATTTGTTGACCTATGCCGCAATTATAACGAAAAACCAAAAGAAAGTCAAAAAGTAACCCTACGCTCGGCAGGGTTACTAAAAAGGTAATAAAAAGGTTTTAAGTTTTATTCTTCGGATTCGTTGACTCGTCTTTCAACCATGCCAACGTGTTCTATACTGTGCACTTTATACCCTTGCTTTTTCATATGCTTTTTGGCTGCTATTTCTGCATCAGCCTTATACACTGTTTCTCCGTTGTGAGTCGAGGGCACAATAAGCTGTTTCTTTTGTTTTTCCTTGCGCTTAGATGCATCGGCATGCATAGGTTCGGAGAATGTAACTAGAAACCGGTGTTTCATTGTCTTTGGATGTGCAAGATCTCCTAGCTCAGATTCTTCCGTCACACCTTGTTCAACACTTTCAGAATAAGACTTACCTGATTTAGGATCATAGCCACCTAGTGGTTTATGTGGAGCAGCTTTTTGTGGAACAATCGGTGTACGCTGTTTATCTTGTACTGCAATAACCTTCTTGGTTGCAGAAGCCATACCTTTTTCACGTTTTGCTAAAACTGTTTCAGCCTCTGGCTTGTTTTGTCCGCTAGCATGTTTGTAATGTTGAATTTGTGTATGAGCTTTGCTTCTATAAGATTGAAGTGTACCATAAGATACTTCATCAATCTGTTCTGTTTCCTCATTAACTCTTTCTAGTTGCTTTGGCGTTGCCTTTGCTGCACCTAGATGATACTTGATTGCTGTTGGTGGTACACCGCTTGGCTTGATGTTAACTGAACCGTCATTATGAACATGGATAACATCGTGTATCATACCTTTGTGGGGTCCTGCGTTTGGTCTTACTTTGTCACCTACCTTGAATGATTCTTCGATATGTGTGCAGTTGCAAGGTGTCTGTCCACATACATTGCACATATCTGTGGCTTCTTCAATATGCTGACCTGTTTCACAAATACATGGGTCATGGTCGCAAACAGGACAAATATCCATGCTCTCACACTGTAAAGATTTTCTAAGTTGTTTGAACTTTTTCATCTATCTATTCCTTGGTAGATTATAGTAATATTTATTAGATGGTGATTGAGCCAGAACCTGTAAAGGTATAGTACTTAAATCCACCTGATTCTGAGAATGTAGGTGCGCCCGTGGTCGTTGTTGCGTTGGCATATGTGTTTGGATATCTAAGTATAACAACACCTGATCCACCAGCACCACCCAAAGTACTATTAACAGACAAGCCCGCGCCGCCACCACCACCGGTGTTTACGTTACCTGCTCGACCTGTACCTTGAGGGGCAATACCGCCACCTGGACCCCCGCCGTGGAACGCATTACCATAAGTACCGCCTCCACCGCCAGCATAGAATATACCGTTCTGCCATTGTATACCTACGCCACCGACGCCACCTGCTGCTGCGTTACCACCCGCGCCACCAGCACCGCCGCCGCCACCGGGAACTCCGCCAGCACCACCGCCTTGGCCACCATCGTAACCTTGTCTATCAGCATTTACAAAAGTAGAGCCAGGATAAACACCTTTACCCGCAGTGCCGCCTAGGTCACCATAAGCACCGCCGCCTGAACCACCAGGGCCACCTGAAGAAATACCGCTACCAAAACCACCACCGTATGCCAACAATGACAATGCTGTAGTATTGGAACCTGCAGTACCAGCACTTTGGTTACCGCCAGAACCACCGCCACCAATTACAACTGAGTATGTAACTGCCGCGGTTAAGTTTGCGTTGCCTCTTAGTAAACCACCAGCACCACCACCACCTGCTTCATATGTTCCTGATTTAGCTCCACCACCGCCACCACCGCCGGCAACAATTAAGTAATCAACCGGAACAAGAACAGGTGCATATTCTAAACCAATTGGTCTTAATCCAAATGTACCATCAGTATTGATAACATAAAGGTCATACTTGCCTTGCGCTTGAGCAGGAACCTGTACATGTAATTGTGTTGAGTCAACTACAGATATACTTGTAGCAGCCGTCGTACCTGTTGTACCTATGAAAACTTGAGCACCGGTATTAAACTTGGCACCGTTAACTTTTATGTAACCACCAAATGTAGAAACTGTATTTGCACCTGTAGGCACATAACTTGCATTTGTTACCTGAATATTAGCTATTCGTGGCCCGCCACCTATTGTGGCAAGCGATGATGCTTGAATATTGTCTGAAGATATCTTAGTTGTCATTTTACTTAATGGTCAAAGGTGCTGTAGGTGCTGTAAAATTACTTGTATATCTTGCGTAACCTTTTGTTACTCTAACATCTGCTAGATAGCCCTTAAAGTCGTATGTTGAATTTCCTCTTGCATCGCCAGCAGTACCTAAAGTAAAACTACCTGTACTGCCTAAATCGGTAGTAAACGACGTGGTCGACCCTGCTTGCGTACCGTTTAAGAATAAACGTAGTGAACCGTTTGCACGAGTAACTGCGACATGTGTCCATTTATTTAACCCGACTCCGGTTGTTGCACTTATTATAGCAGTGCCGCCTGCTGCTACAATCATACCCTCACCACTACTACCCATCCCAAGGTTAAGTTTGGTTTCTGCTGTTTTTCTTGTATCGAAGAATATATATGCGGAGGTTGATGTCGGGAAAACCCACATTTCAACAGTGAAGTCTCCTGTTCCGAAACCAAATTCAGGAGTATCATTTCTTCCTGCAAGATAGTCACTACCATCAAAGAATAAAGACGTTGTGCCGTACTTTACGTTAGATGTAAATAACTTCACATCGCCAAATGTTTCTAAATCAGAGTTTCTGCTACTGTCATAGATACCTGCATCCTCACCCGAAAGTAGTAATGTTGTATTTCTTATTGCAGGCAGAGGTGATCTATCTGGAGGAACAAAGTTTGTAGTATAAGTTACACTATTAGTAAATCTAAAATCACTAATGTAACCATAGAATGCTGTCGTACCGGATGCAGTATAATAACCTATTGTAGTAGGTGCATTGCCTTCTCCACCGGTACCTGACACTGAACCATCTAAAATTCCATTAGCATATGTTCTTGTTGTAGTGCCATCATATGTCATTGCAAAATGATTCCATTGATTCAATGGCATATTGTTTGTACCAGTAATTTGGACACCTACGCCGTGTTTATCTACGCTCATTCTTGTTGTAGATCCGTTATACAATAAACAGAAATACCCTCCCGCATTTCTAGCTAAAAGATATTGCCCTGTAGAAGTGCCTGTTGAATAAAACCAAAATTCAACAGTATATCTTCCAGTTTGTGATAGCAGCGGGGAAGAGTATGGTATGGATAGATAATCTCCAGTACCATCA